GGTCTGAGCCGTGATCTCCGTACCTGATGTACAGCAAAGCTTCTATCTCATAGGAAGAGCACTCCATCATAGCATCTATGAGAATTCGCCGTTTCTCCAAATCGGAAAGGTCATCTTCCAGATGCTCCAGTAGCCCTGGGTGAATGCAAGCGTCTATGTATCGAGCCGCCGATACGCCGCAGCAAGTGAACCAGCGCATAGCCATTGGCAGGGAAATGGCTGCCAGACCTTGCTCCCAATTGGCGACCGTTCCACGATTCACACCCATTTTTGCCGCCAATTTCTGCTGGCTCAAGCCGGAACACATTCGAGCTATCTCTAATGCTTTGGCTGTTCTCACTAAATATTCATCCATAAATTCTCACCCTTTCAACAAAATCCAGCAAAACTGCCGGATTCGACAAGCCAAAAAATGGAAAAAGCTGCTATGGAGAACCAACAGCAGCCTATGTTATAACTGTATTGTCAAAAAATTCCAAAGAGGAGTGGAACAAAAATGAAAGAAACTGTAATCTGGAACCATGAACGTATGCCGATCATCGACGGAATGCCTGCCAGTGTTCCCGATGGGAAGCCGCACACACCTGAACCGTGGGAGGAAAGCTAATGAACCGAACCGTAGATGCTCTGATTATCCCATACGCTCGCAGACGGACGCTGGAACTTGTCCTGAGCCTTTCTGGGTACGAGGCTGATAAAGATGCTTACCTCGAAGCAAAAGGCATCTTGGAACGCGCCGTAGCCGCCTTAGATGACGGACGAGACCCGGCAGATAGCATCGAACGCATTGACGGACAGCTCGTAGAGCTGTGATTGGAGGAAAGATGGATAGGCGTTGTCCCTTTTGACTTGAACACTCGCGGCTTCCCTGACGTGAAGTAATGGATGTGAAGAAAACATTCGATTTTTACGAAGTTGTTAAAATGATATTGACTGTACAACAGAAAGATGTATAATCGTATCAAATGAACATCCGCACTTGCCGATCGGGAGGATATGCCACAATGAGTGAACAAGAAAGAGCCAAGATTGACCGATTTATTGCATGGCTGCTGGAACATCCTGAAAAGATTCCGGCAGCTAAAGAAATAATAAATAACGCATAACAAAACCCCTTGCGCATAAGGCTACCGAAAGCCCGGCGCAAGGGGTTTTATTTGTACCGGGTCAATCTTCACAGACCTTCATAAGTTTTAAGAACCGGCTAGAATCAGATTTTACGGTTTCAGTTCCGCTGTGGCCATCTTCATACGTCACATAAAACGTGACGCTGGTTTTAGATTTTGCGGATGCTGCACCGTAAACGGCACCGGGCAATCCAGCAATTGAACTGCCAATGGCAGTGCGGATGGCAGCGCTCCCTGCCTTTTTGCTAGTGTTGGAAACGATAATTTTTGCTTTTACAGGGTTATGCGCAGCCCTAATTTCTTCTCTTTTCTGAGCCGCTTCCATTTCTGCTTGAACTTTTTGTGCTTCTTTTTTGGCTTTTCTTTCTGCTTTTGTGCCAAAGCAGGCCTGCCACTTGTAACAGCAAAGAACAATTCCAGCGAGACCAACAATAGCGCTGGGTGTCCCATGCAAGTTGCAAGAAAAAACAAGCAGTCCAATGCCGCCAAAGAAAACTGCCTTATCTAAGCTCGTTCCTTTCATTGGCATCCCCTTCACATCGTTTTGATAAGCTTCATCAAGGCTTCGCGCTTTTCTTTTGACATCTCCACCAACTTCTGCTCAATCCATTTGATATCCGCGTCAACTTCGCTTTGCGGCTGCTGGGGCGGTTTTTCTTTTTGGTTGCCAGTAAGAAGGTAATCCACAGTAACGCCAAAGTACTGAGCAAGCTTTACGGCGTTTTGGTTTGTCGGCTTTGCATCGTTCCCGATGCCAGCTTCCCTTCTCCAATAGCTATAAGCAGATCTTGGAACGCCTGCATCAGTTAAAGCGCGAGATGGCTTTACTTCCTTTTCTTCGCATAGTTTTACGAAATTGTCAAAAAACACAAAACTTACCCCCAGTGCTTGTACAAGATGACAAAGTTCTACCACTTGAACAAAAACACTTGAAAAGTTCTACTACTTGTGCTTTAATAAGGTTACCGGGTTCAATCGGTAGAACAAATTAAAGACTTTGAACAAATAGAAGAACGTTCGATAATGTTTTTGCTTGACACCATAATATTATCATATTCTTTCAAAAAGTTCAAGTACTAGAACAAGAAAGGAGAAAAAATTTGCTTCCTAAGTGGACAGGCGATGTTGTGGGAACACTTCACGTTAACAGCATCGAAATCAGAGAGCTTGCTGCAAAAATGGGATGCGCACCGGAATACTTGGGAAAAATCCTGAACGGTAAGCGTGAGCCTAAAAATGCGGAAGCTAAGGTGAAAGAAGCTCTGGAAGAGCTTTTGAATGAAAGAGAGGGAAAATGAGCGACATTGTCTTATCTATGCAAAGCGGCGAGCCAGTAGCATCTAGTCGCCAGATTGCAGACAACTTCGAAAAACGTCACGACCACGTTATGCGTGACATTGACGCAATGAAAAAAGATGTCCCCAATTTTGGGGAGATGTTCTTCGAAACAACAGCGCCTGACAGCTACGGAAGGGAACAGAGGGCTTATCTCATGAACCGTGACGGCTTCACCCTGCTGGCTATGGGCTTTACCGGCAAGGCTGCTCTCGAATGGAAACTGAAGTACATTGCAGTGTTCAACGAGATGGAAAAGAAGCTGGCTGACCAACCGCAGCTCACTCGCTCGCAGCTCCTTGCAACTGCGCTGATCGCAGCGCATGAGGAGCTGGAAGAAAAGGACAAGCAGATTGCAGAACTTACGCCGAAGGGTGTTTTTGCTGACGCAGTGAGCGCAAGCAGCCAGAGCATTCTTGTTGGTGAAATGGCAAAGCTGCTGTCACAGAACGGCATCCAAATGGGGCAGAACCGCTTGTTTTCATGGCTGCGTGAGAACGGATACCTGATTAAGGACAGAAAGCGGACAGACTATAATATGCCAACGCAGAAGTCTATGGAACTTCGCCTGTTTGAAATCAAGGAAACATCCATTGCGCATTCTGATGGGCACACTTCTATCAATAAGACCCCGAAGGTGACGGGTATCGGTCAGGTTTATTTCGTTAATCTCTTCTTAAAGGCGGAGAAGAGCAGGAAAGTGGAGGGCTGAGCGTGGAAAAGATTTTGACACTGAAAGTAGACCTTGAGTACCCGGACGAAGCGCACAACGCGATTGACGAGGCGGTCAAAGCCTACGAAGCGGATAAGCTGAAGTGGACAGAAGAAGAACTTGCCGAAGCGAAGAATCTAGCAATGAAGATTATGACGCAGCTGTGCTTGGATGGGTACGATATTACATGGAGCGTCAAAGTAAAATTAGATTACACCACTTCTGTTTCGGTGTTCTTGCAAGATTCTCTTAAAAACAGAGAATGGGGATTCTGTCTGCTTTCAAACGACAAATGGAAACTCTGGATTGCCAAATGCGTATGCCTGTGCCGGGCTACCGGCAGGGAGGTTCCCGCTTTCATCACCAAAAAGGCTGGTGAGTGCTGGTGATGAAATTTTGTAAAGCACAAAGCCACAAGCGTAGACTAAAGCTTGCAATGGCTTCTGGCGTATCCAGAAACGATGCGAACAAGGTGCTGTGGATGGAGAAGTCCATCAACCAGTGTTTTGAACGGCATAACAGAGAAGCCAGACTGAAAGAGAGTGGTCGCATTGGAAGAAAAGTACTGTGAGCGCTGCGGCCTGTATCTTGGCGTGGTCAGACCGACAAGACGGTACTGCTCCGAGTGCAAGCGCAAGGTTGACAAGGAGCGACATAAAGAACATGAAAGGGCTGGCGTTATATTCAAGCCGAAAAAAGTGCTCTGCGCATACTGCGGAAAGCCGATGCTGAAAAAAGTAGCATCGCAGAAGTACCACAATGGATGTGCCAAGAAAGCCTACAACGCAAAGGCGAACCTGAACGCGAAGGCAGTGTACAAAATCAAACAGCAAGAAAAGAAGAAGCTGGAAAAGACATTTCCGTCTATCGGAGAAGTACAAGCCCTTGCGGACAAGCTGGGGAAGCATTACGGCGAGGTGTCGCAGATGCTTGCAACAGGGGAGCTGACCTTATGAACGGTAAGTACTACGGAAAGCGGGAAATTCGCTGGCACAGCCGGGAGAAAGACCGGCTGGAACACATACATAATAGAAAGGACAAAGATGAAAGCACTGGTAGAAATCGTCCTGATATGGGGAATCTTCTTAGCGCTGGTTCTCGCAGCGTTTCTTCTGAACTTCTGGCTGATTCACCGGATTGACCTTCTGGTTGGAGTAAACGCAACGCGTGCAATCATTGGCATTGGCGCTCTGATGGCAACCATCTGGATTTTCGGGCATTCAGTGAAAAGTTAAGGAGAAAACAGATGACACTGAAAGCAGCGCTTAAAAAGCGAAACATGAGCGCTCTTGAGCTTATTCACAGGAGCGGGTTGTCAGAGCAAACAGTTTACAACATCACTAGTCCGAACAAAGAACCGTACAAGACTGGAGTTAAAACTGAAACGCTTGCAAAGATAGCGCAGGTTCTGAACGCAACAATCGTGATAAACGAAAGAAAACCGTTTATGTTTGACATCATTTTGAACTAAGGAGAACCAATGAAAACTTTGAAAGGAATGGCGCTTTCCATGCTTGGTCTGGTCGCGGCTATCGCAGCAGTTGGATGCGGTGATGCGATTCAAGGATGCCAGACCACAGCGCAGATGCTTGGCTGGGTGATCGTGTCCTGCGGGCTTCTCGCAACGGCTATCTTGCTGTGTGCGTTGGCAGTCAGCGAGGAGATGGACGAACGCAGCGAGCAAGAATGCCGGAAAATCAAGCGTGTTGCCCACCACACCAACGAGTGGAGGGATGCCCAGTGAAATGCCCGATGTGCGGTAGTGACAACATCACAACGGTTGACAGCCGGTCTGACCACGACAGCATTGTTCGCAGAAAAAAGTGCCTTGTCTGTAACCACCGGTGGTCTACCATCGAGATTGACAAAGACCAGTGGTACAGTGCGTTGCAAATCAAAGAAGAACGTAAGAGAGGGAGACCAAAAGATGATTAACCTTGACAGATTTGGTGGAATAAACGAGCCGGAGGACGGCGCGTATTTTATGACAAACGAGCAGATGGCAGAAGCCAAAGAAGCTGACCGGATGGCTGAGATTAAGGACTTGCAGTCTGAAATCGAGGACAGGGAAGCAGAATTGAAAGACCTCCGTTCGCAGCTGGCAGAACTGATGGCTGGTTGATTTTGTACAGCCAAGTTAAGCCAAAGTAAGAACAATGAAGCCTAATGAAGCCGAAGAAAGGAAAGAAAAATGGGTAAATACAAGAAAGAAATCAAGCACTGCGAAAAGTGCAATAAGCCTTTTTCAGTGTTCCCAAACAGCACGGAAACTCTTTGCACAAGTTGCAAAAGGAACAATTTAGAAGAAACGCTCCGCAAGAACGGCCACGCACCGCAGCATACGCTTGTTAGGAGTTTTCGTGACAGCCTTAATGAAGCGTTTGCTGTCGAAGATGCCGCAAGAAGAGCTTCCTGGGACGGGGACACGAGCATAGAGAAAACGTGCCGTGACTGCGGCAAAGTGTTCGAGATTACTCGTGCAGAGCGCATTTTCTTTGAATCGCATAACATGGCACTGCCCAAGCGTTGCCCGGCTTGCCGTAAAGCGAGAAAAGAAGCGAGGAAGGAGAACAACTGATGGACAACAGCAAAATCCATGAAGCTCTGATGGCTGTTCAGTCAGAGCTGAAAGCCCCCAAAGGGCAGATGAACAAGTTCGGTGGATACAAGTACCGCTCGTGCGAGGACATTCTCGAAGCGGTCAAGCCTATCTTGAAAGCGCATAGCCTTGTGCTACTGCTTTCCGACAAGCCTGTTATCGTTGATAGCTGGCATTATATCGAAGCCACTGCAACGGTTGAATCGCAGGATGGTGCCACCTACACGGTGACTGCATACGCTCGTGAGCCTGAGTTTAAGAAGGGCATGGACGATTCACAGATTACCGGCACTGCAAGCAGCTACGCCAGAAAGTACGCTCTGAACGGTCTGTTCTGCATTGACGATACGAAGGACGCTGACACGGACGAGTACCAGAAGCAGACCGCAAGCAGGGCAAACAAGCCTGCGCAGAAGCAAACGGAAGCGGAAACCATCCCCCCATGTGCTTGCTGCGGGAAGCAGTTACAGCCTATTCAGTACAACAACCGCACCGTCACTCCGCTGGAAACTGCAAGAAGCACAAAGAAGCGATTTGGGCGCGTCCTGTGTTGGGACTGTGCTCAGAAACAGCCGAAGGAGGGCTAAACAATGCTCAACTCTATCGCAATTCAGGGTCGTCTGGTTCACACGCCCGAAGCTAAGGTCACGAAGTCCGGCAAGGATGTTTGCACGTTCAGCATTGCTTGCGACCGCCAGAGCGGCGGTCAGAAAGAAACCGACTTCTTTAACTGCACCGCATTTGGAAATACGGCACTGTTCGTTTCTAAGTGGTTCCAGAAGGGTAGCCTGATTCTGGTGACTGGTAGCATCCAGACCCGAAAATATATCGACAAGCAGGGGAACAACCGCACCGCAACGGAAATCATAGCGAACAAGGTTGACTTCTGCGGTGGCAAGTCGGACAGCAAGCCTGCTGATCGGGCGCAGGATGCACCGCAAAACTACTCTAAGGGCAACACGGATGACTTCTCTGTGATTGACGATGATGGTTCGTTGCCATTCTGATTGGAGATGCGCATGAATCAGGAAGAAAAAACGCATTGGACGCAAGATAAAATCTTGCTGTATGTGAAAGCCTGTATGTCTGCCACTGGTTTAACCAGAATGCCATCAAGAAGTGAATTGAGCGAGTATTACGGAAACGACAAGTTGACAAATGCAATTCGCCGTTTTCCGGGTGGCTATTACAAAATAGCTGAAATCCTCAATGTCGAAATGAAAGAAAGCGAAACGCAATTCGGAAAGTATGGCGAAGACCTTGCTACAAAACTGCTGGAAGAACATGGATTTGCGGTTGAGCGAATGTCAACTAGATACGCCTATGACCTTTATGTTAATGGAAGCGTTAAGGTTGATGTGAAAACGGCAAGGCCGAGCAAAGCAAATAAGAGTTTTTGCTATTCGTTTAACCTTGAAAAACGCTTTCCGACTTGTGATGTTTACTTTTTGATCGCAAAGAGCGAAGAAAAAGAAAGCATCTACATAGTTCCTGCATCTATCAACCAGACGCAGATTGGGCTTGGCACTGGAACGACCGTGTATAGCAAGTATCAAGACCGATATGACATTATCGCTGATATGAGCAAGGCTTTTGCTTCTGCAAAGTCATGACCGCCTACCTTATATAAGAGCTGCGTTATCTGGCTGAACGGACGTTTGGAAAGATGAAACACTTGGGCGACATCACAAAGATTCACGGAGACAAGATAGAGCCGGTGGATTGCATCACGTTCGGAAGTCCGTGTCAGGATTTGTCCATTGCTGGACGCAGGGCAGGACTTGCGGGAGAACGCTCCGGGTTGTTCATGGAAGCGGTTCGGATCATAAAAGAAATGAGGTCAAGCACAAATGGACTGCATCCAACTTTCGCTGTTTGGGAAAACGTACCCGGAGCATTCAGCTCCAACGGTGGAGAAGATTTCAGAGCCGTGCTGGAAGAACTTGCCCGCGTGGAACAACCAGACGCTTCAATTCCTAGACCTCCGAAGGGGGGCAGATGGAACAAAGCCGGAGCAATTGCCGGAAACGGATGGAGCTTGGCTTGGCGACAGCTTGACGCTCAATATTGGGGAGTGCCCCAGAGAAGAAAACGTATCGCTCTTGTCGCAGATTTTGGAGGTCAACGCGCAGGAGAAATACTATTTGAGCGCGAAAGCCTGCCGGGGAATCCTGATCCGTGCATCCCGGCGTGGAAAGAAATTGCCGGACTTGCTGCAAACTGCCCTTCTGGGAATGATCGAGTGGTGGGAACCGGGCACAGCTGCAAAGGCGATGGAGATGCTGATTGCAGAAGAACAGAAACGGATAAGACGGGAGAAACTGACGGCCCTGAACGAGAGAAAAGAACGGTTGGAGGAGAAGGCAGCGAAGCAGCTGCGTATACTCTTAAAATCCGTTCAGGATGCGCAGGCGGCGGAAAGGGCGCACTTGTGCAAACAGAAAAAGTCGGGACGCTATCGACGCTCCAAGACCAAACCCTCTTCCAACTGATTTCGGAGCCGACGTACTGCATCGGCGGAAACACGGTTGACCGAACGACATACCAGAATGGAACAGGCGTGAAGGAAAGCAAGGCCTTTACCGTGAACACGGTTGACCGCCACGCGGTTGCGTATTCCATAAATCCGTTGTCAAGCAACAGCATGAAGTCGCCAAATCCGCACAGTGGGTTCAACGAAACAAGCGTAAGCAAAACGCTTGATTGTTCTGACGCAAACCCAACAAAGAATCAGGGCGGACTTGCCATCGTTCAGCCAATGCCGATTCAGGACAAAACGGGAACTCTTTCGCCCGGCGCTCACGCTGGAAGCTACAATGGGCAGGACGCCTACAATGATATGCTGGTCAGATGCAAAGTTTTCGATGCGCGGGGAAACGGAAACGGAGAGACAGCCCCGACCATTACTGGGGACCACGAAAACAGAATCACAGACTACACGGCTATCGCAATCGAACGCAAGACCTTCAACGAACAGTCTTTCAGCCACTACAAGGAAAGTGACAAATGCTCAACCTTGAAAGCAAAATCCGGGAACATCGGCAATGGAAGCGAATGCCTGATTGCAGAGAAAGCCATCCGTTGGATTGTTCGCCGCCTGACCCCTGTTGAATGCGAACGGTTACAAGGCTACCCTGACGATTACACCAACATTGGCGACTGGACAGATAGCAAAGGAAAGAAGCATAAATACGCTGACAGCCCACGGTACAAGGCTCTGGGCAACTCGATCGCTTTGCCACAATGGTTTTGGTTGGTGCAGAGGATGCGCCCTTACCTGAAAGAAAAACCTACACTGGGAAGCTTGTTCGATGGTCTGGGCGGTTTCCCTCTGGTCTGGCAAAGAGCATACGGCGATGGCACTGCACGCTGGGCAAGCGAAATCGAAGAGTTCCCGATGGCTGTAACAAAAAGGAGATTTGGCGAAGAATGATTACTTGTTGCAAAGACTGCCCATCGCGACACCAAGCTTGTCACGACACCTGCGAGAAGTACAAGGCAGAGAAGAAAGACTTCGAGGGACGCAAGGCTTTCGTGTATGAGCTGAACCACAGCCAGAGCGTGTATCACCGTGATTATGAGGACAAGCACCGGGAAAAAGGCAAGAAGCGGTTTCTCGGAAGTGAATTTAGAGGTGAACGAGGATGAATAAAAGAAAGTATAAGCCGGGCAGTTACATCATTTCGCTTGATGAATTGATGAAGCAAGAGTTTGTTTACTGCGCTGGAAAACTTGTTCACAAAGGCTGGTTTAGTAGCTGGCAACTGCGATATGCAAATAGCGAACTTCTCCGACTGCGTATCAGAGAAGCCAAAAAAATCGAGGACAATGAATGAACACCGGCAAGCAGTTTGAAGCAGACTTCAAAGCATCCGTCCCATCCGATGCGTGGTGCTACCGCCTGAAAGACAGTGCTGCCACCTACTACGGCGGCAACGAAAACCTGTCCTTTTCCATCGACAACATCTGCGACTTCCTTGTGTACCGTTACCCGATGAACCACCTGTTTGAACTGAAAACCATAGAAACGCCCTCTATCCCTCTTGAAAAGGTGTTTGGCAAGTACGACAAGGCAAAGTGCAAATACCGCAAGGAAAAGCACATCACTGACATGGTAGATGCGATGGGGTACGGCGGTCAGACCGCCCATGTGATAGTAAATTACAGGGCGGTCGACCGCACCTTTGCAATCCCTGCTAGCAAGGTTCTGGCGTTCCGTTACAACGAGAGCCGCAAGAGCATCCCTTGGCAGTGGGCAGAGCAAGAGGGGATAGAGATCAAGGCAAAAAGGCTACGTGTCCATTGGCGATATGACGTGGATAGGCTGCTAAAGAGATTGGAGAAAGAAAATGGCAATGGTATTTAAGTGCGACCGATGCGGTGAAATCTATAACTATACACCTCCTGATGTGAATGGAAATCGCAAATCAAATGCGGTGATTTTTATTGATAACACTCCATCTGGTGAACAATGGAGATGCGATGACCAAGTAGGGGCGATTCAACTTTGCCCGTCCTGTATGAAGCAACTGAACGACTGGCTAACACCTGATGAACAGAAGCCCGACACTGGAAACAAAAACAAGTGGAACAGCATGAATGTTCAACCGCAATGCGGTGAAGCTGTCGAAATAAAGTTTGAAAACGGCGACCTTGACCTTGCATATCGCAAGTACGCAGACAAGCGTTGGTTTCAAAGTAGTGGAGAATGGGTTGCAAGCGATTCCAAAATCGTTGCATGGCGATACCTTTATTGAAAGGAGAAATAAGATGAGTAAGCGCAGAAACCGCCCCTCGTCTGGCAAACAAGCAATGTCAGCCAACCTCCGCAAAATCGCACGGCAGAATCAGTTGTACGGATTCCGCATGGCTCTGGATGGCATCGCCTCCACATGGGGCGCACTGATTCAAAACCTTCGGTGCGATGCAGACCTGACCGATGAACAGGTGCAGAAAATCATCCGCATTGGTGACAGATACTGGGAGATGGTCGGCAAGTTCAAAGAAGAGGACATGACCCCTGACGAGTTTGCAGATTACATCACTGCAAAGTCGGAGCAGGTCGAAAAAGAGCTGAGAGAAAGGTGGAGCTGATGGATAAGGAACAGCTTGCTATTGCACGGTTGCAGGACGCTGCACGGCTATCCGAGCATCGGTACAAGAAACCGCTCATGGTCACATACTCTGGCGGTAAAGATTCACAAGTACTTGTGGCTCTGGCTGAACGTGCAGGAATCAACTTTGAGGTTGTCAACAGCCACACCACAGCAGATGCGCCAGAAACGGTCTATTTCATCCGTGAGCAGTTCAAGGCAATGGAAGAGCGTGGAATCAAATGTTTTATCGTCATGCCACGATACAAGGACAAACCCGTGTCCATGTGGACGCTGATTCCTCAAAAGCTGATGCCGCCGACAAGACTTGTACGGTATTGCTGTGCCGTTCTCAAAGAAAATACTGGCCGCGATAGATTTATCGCTACCGGCGTTCGCTGGGCTGAATCAACAAACAGAAAGAAAAACCGTGGAACGATGGAGTTTAGCCATCGTGACAAGGAAAAGCGCATCATTCTTATGGGCGACAACGATGAAAAACGGCAACTGTTCGAGACCTGTAATCTCAAGGGCAAGATGACTGTCAATCCTATCGTGGACTGGTCTGACGATGATGTATGGGACTACACACACAGCGAACACTTGCCTGTCAATCCACTGTATTGTGAAGGGCAAAAACGTGTTGGCTGCATCGGCTGTCCTGCGGCTGGTAGGGGGGCAGACAGCGTGAGTTTATGCGCTGGCCTGCCTACGAGAAAATGTACATCTCGGCGTTTGAGCGAATGCTTGATGTCAGAAAAGCAAAAGGTTTGTCGTGCGATTGGCAGACCGGCATGGACGTTTTTCGCTGGTGGATGGAAGACGACAACGTCAGCGGTCAGTTAAGCATGGACGATTTGATGGAAGATAACAATGGCACTGTTGAAACATGAAGAAACGATTGCGTTTTTGACACAAAAGGAAATTCAAGATGCTTTCTGGATGCAACCGCAGAAACGGTGCGTGACAAGTGTAAAGTTTAAGTGCGATTCGTGTTGGACTGAAACGCAGATTACAGACCCTCGATTCGCAACGGAAGTGATGAAAAAGAATCCAGAAAGTCCAAAATGCCCGATTTGTGGCGAAACAATGAGATGCATAAGTTGCGATGTAACAGTGAGGGATTAGTATGTTTGAATTTGTAACACGCTGGCTGGTCTGCCTAGTCCTGCTGGCGGTAGTGGTTCAGTCCGAACGGACAATTAAAGGCATGGTAGACAACCTGTTTGAAGAACGACAGGCAATGCTCGTCTGGCTGTTCGTCAACGTGTGTTTGGTCGTTTGTACGGCTGTTGTTATGGGGTGGAAATGATGAAGATTTGTGATATTGAGAGAAAAGAAATCAATTTTGGGTGTCTGGAATATGGAGATGTGTTTGAGATAAGCGGCGAAATTCTCGTAAAAGCTAACGTGAACCTTTCGGTAAGTAAATTGTCTGGAGGTGTCAGCTTAAAAAGCGGAGAGTTTTTGCAGATAGATGAGCTTTTTCCCGTTAAGATGGTAAACGCTCATCTCCAGTTGGAGGGCTAAGAAAAATCATGGAAAACGAACTTTACTGTCCAATGAAGATGACCAGCAATCCGCTTGGTCGGTGCGTATGCGAAAAAGAGAAGTGCGCATGGTGGCTACAGTTAGACAACTGCTGCTCCGTCTGGTGGATTGCAAGGAATCTGAACAACATCGAAACAAAGATGAAGAGGTGAGAGCATGAAAAAGCGGATTTACCTTGTTCTCGAAACCGAAGCGGACGAGGATGACAAGAGCATCCGTAGCGATATTGAGCAAGAACTTGGAATGGCTACGCATTATTTCAAAACCTGTTCTTATAGCGAAATCGGGTTTGAGGGCTTGTGGAGAAGCACATTCGAGCAACCGCCTAATAAAGAAGATGCGGATGAAAACGGCTATGTGATGGCGATTGCCGGGCCGATCACAAAGTCCGCTTGCGTAGGTTATCCATATAAGTGGCTGTGGAATGAAGTTGCAAAGCATCCATGTGCATACCCTGTTTGGAAACCCATCAAGGAGGTCTGATACATGTCAACACCCCCGAAGCGTGGTCGTGGCAGACCGCCGCTGACCGAAGCCGAAAAGAAAAAGCGAGAGAAGCGGGCGCAAAAGGCGAAAGAAGAAGCCGCTGCGAAGCGTGAGAAAGAGCGAGAGAAAAAGAAACAACAGATGCTTAACAAGCGGAAATCTATCCGCTCACAGGTGAGTAAAAAGGTGAAAGAACAACAGGAGTTAGCGATCACGAGGTCTAAGATGCTGAATACAGGCGATTTGCAGTCGAGAATCGGTGGTGAAGAGGACAAGAAGGTCATCGGCATGATTGCAGCCAAGTATTTTGGTGACCTTCCGAGCGTGGACATGAACAACCCGATTGAAGTGCAGCAACGTCTTGACTTCTTTTTTGACGCTTGCATCGAAGCCAGAATCTCCCCTGTGGTCGAATGGATTGCACTGGTGCTGGGCATCGAATGGGTGAGCCTGAAGCAGATTATGGCGGGTAAACGCCGTGACGACAGCTTGCAGCAGAAGTACATCTTAAAGCTGATTCTGCAAATGCAGTCCATGTGGGCATACAACGGTATGTACGGTCAGGAGAACCCGGCAGAGTGGATTTTCCGAGCCAAGAACTACTTTGGTATGCGTGACAACGTGGAAGTCACCGTTGCACCGCCTGAACAGCCGTTGGGTGATGCCCAGAGCGCAGAACAGTTGGCTCAGAAGTACCAGACGGCTTTGCCGAAGGGGATTGACGTAGAGTACAGAGAGGTGACAGAAGAGGTGGTCGAGGATGACTAACGGCGATTTTATCCGCTCCATGACGGACGAGGGTGAAAAGATTGATTCTTCTGCTGACATAATTTGCCATCTAGAAAATTGCCCGTGGTGGAATGAATATAAATGTCAATATCGTCATTTCTGGGGCAAACATCCAACTTTTCGGTTCAATCGTTGCCAAGCGTATCTTTTTGATGGATGGAGAGGATGGAAAGCTGACGGAAAAGCTGTACAAGATGATTATGTCGTGGACTGATGGAATTAAAGTGAGAGGATTCCAAACTCCATCTCTTGCCACGTTCCGAGAACTTGTCCGCATTTACAAGGAAATAAAAGCTGGCGGTCATCCTGATTTTATTGATGGAGAATCGAAGAAAGTACTTGAAAAATGTGGATTCCAACTTGAGCCATGCGGAATTGGCTGGATAGTAGATAATGCGAAACAAGGTGATTTTTCTGGAGAAACTAAGCAAAGACGAATTAAGAAAACGGAGAAATGCCGATAAGCGTGAAAGGTATCATTGGTACGTTTCACATGGAATTTGCCCGTTTTGCCTTAATGATGCACAACCCGGAAGAGTTAGATGTGCTGTTTGTTTAGAAAAAAATTATGCAAGTCATCAAAAACATGATGCAAACAGAACAGAAAAGCAAAAATCCGATTATCTGCAAAAACATAAATTGCGTCAACGCGAAAAACGTCAAAGGCTGAAAGAACAAGGGATATGCCCCGTTTGCATGAAACGTCCTGTTTCAAAAGGATTTAAGTCCTGTATTGAATGCAGAACAAAAGAAAAGCAAAAAACGGAAAGAGAAGGGAAATCTTATAGAAAAACACTTGGCCTATGTGCCTATTGTGATGAACCGCCAATTCCCGGCAAGCGTTGCTGCCCGAAGCACTATGCAAGCCGCATTGTTGGCATCACAAAATGTAGGCAGTCAGAGGGCTTTCGGCTGTCACAAATCGAACAGAAAAAACGCATAAACGTCTTTTGGAGAGAAATGGAATGGGAAAGAAATCAAAGAATGAAACAGCCCCAATGTATACACCCATGACCCAGTTGATTGACTTCTCCGACCCCTGCCTACGCACGTTCCTTCCTGTCCTCTTGCAAGACCACACGACAGGAAAGAACATCATCTGGGCGACAGACCCGCCGACTGAACTGGGCGTTGGCTTTGCAGATGAAATCACACTGGAACAGCTGGACAAGGTTCAGCTTGTTCCTCGTGTGCAGAAACGGCTTGCAGACCAGAAAAAGCGAACCAGCAAGAAAGCAGAGGTGTTTACGCCGACTTGGGTTTGCAAGAAGATGACAGACGTTGCCGAAAACGACCTGAAGGGCGAGGACTGGAAGGAATACATCAACAAGACTTGCCTTGAAGTCACCTGTGGAGAAGCGCCGTTCCTCACAAGTCGATACGATACCACAACAGGGCAGATGATTGCCGTGCCAGACAGAATCGGTCTGCTGGATAGGAAGCTGAATGTTCTGGCAGAGCAGTTCCATGACTACGATATGTGGATGTGCTGGGCAATCAATGCCTACGCATCGACATACGGCTATGAATGGCAAGGGGACAATCTCTTGCTGGCAAGGTGCAACCTGTTTCTGACGCTGATCGAGAATTTTAGGTATCGGTTTGATGCTGAAAAGCTGGAAATCGGCTTCATGCCCATTTTTCTTGATTGCATCGCAGATACCATCTCGTGGAACGTCTGGCAGATGGACGGTCTGAAAAAGACCGTACCCGGAACGGGCATTCCGTGCAAAATCAAAGACTGGAAAGCAGACAAAGAAATCCTGTTTAATGACGTAATGTAACATGGCTGTTTTAATAATTATTGTTGGCATTGTGTTTACATCGACCCTGTTCTTCATCGGGTGGCTGATTGGCTACCCTATTTACAGAATATGCAAAAGAGAACCTGTGTTTTACGATTCAAATTATGCTCTCGGGTTGTGCTTGCCTTCGCTGGTTGTAGCTGTATGTAGCCTTATCATTCAGATTATGGCCATTATGGGTCAATGAGAGGTAAAAGTAATGCAGACTGACAGAGGAATCTACCACAAGCGAGTATGCGAACGCTGCGGAACGATACAGGAAGCCAAAACAATGAACCCTAACGAATACTTCAAGGACTGGGCATGGCGCAGGGACACAGGCGACCTGTGCCCGGAGTGCTATGCAGAGTATAAGCGAGTGATCGGGCGGTTCAACAGGGGAAAGAGAGGACAAAGAAGATGACAAGATGTTCTGTATGGCGTTGTAAGCAGTGTGGAGCGATTATCTACAATGCAAAAGATGCAAAAATTCCTGACAATGCGTTTGATGAACTTTTTGGCCTTGAGACTATTTGCAACAATTTAACGGGTTTTAGCCTGCCAACAGTCAAATGCACGCACAGATGCGACGCGCAGACCATCGGTCTGTGTGAGTTTATCGGTTGGAGGAAGCAAGAATGATTTACTGCACCACCGAACATTGCTCTTGCATGGGCATCAAGCAGTTCTCCGCTGGTAAGGCTATCCGATGCACAGCAGAATCCTGCAAGAACAAATCTGAGCCATCCTGCGGCTCTTGTAAATAGTACGCAGAGCCAGAGGGCGTGTGTGTAAACGACCAGTCGGAACACGTTGCAGACTTCGTGTGGGATGAACGTGGATGCAAGGAATGGGAGAAAAAAGAGAATGAGCTATGATATTTCACTTTGTGACCCTGTAACGCATGAAACGCTTAAAGCGGATAGCGTACATTTTATTGCAGGCGGCGTGAGAATTGTGGGTGGAACAGAAAAACTGATGTGCTACGTCACATGGAATTATAGAAAGTTCTATCGGCGTAATGATGTGCTCGGGAAAAAAGGAATTCGTTCTATCTACGGCAAGACGGGAGCTGAAAGCATCCCGATGCTGGAAAAGGCTATTGCCGCTTTGGGTGATGATACGGACGATGACGACTATTGGCACGCGACAGAAGGCAATGCAAAGCGTGCGCTGTATTGGCTGCTTGAATTTGCAAAAATGCGGCCAGACGGCGTGTGGGATGGTGATTGAATGAATAACACGATGTGGCACCCGGCAAGCGAAGTGCCGAAAGAACGAACGGAACCTTTGTTGCTTGCGACCAAGACAACGTGGCGTGATAAAGATGGAAAAATGTTGCAAGGATTCTCGCCGACAACGTACTTTCTTGGCTGTTACGCAGACGGTCAGTTCTGGGATGAGATAGGCGAGAGACTGCCGAAAGATGTGACGGTAACGCATTGGATGGCGTTTCCGATGGTATGAGGTGATGGATATGGACAAGTATGTATGGCATTCCGTGCGGGATGAGCTGCCGCCGTCAGATGCTCCGATGCTGATTCTGATGGTAAAACACATTTACCAAAACGAAAACGACTATGAGCGGTACATGAGACTTGGCTTCTATGCGCCAGAATTTGGGAAAAAAGCGTGGAGAAACGAATTTAACGAGCCGTTGGAACATGGTGATTGGTACATTGTAACGCACTGGACGTATGCGCCAAAAAAGCCAAAGGAGGATAAATATGGATGGATTTGAAGCGTTAACAGAAGCAATGAGCCGATGTGCTGCATCGCTTGAACAGCTTGCAAATGCTATCAGACAGTCCGAAACGCAGTGCGGTTACATCAAGCAGAAGCACAATCGACCTGTATACCGTAAAGGCGAAAAGCTGTATGAAGGTTACAAGCGAATTATGAGAACGAGAGAGGGATTTAGAAAATGACGGAATTGAAATTATGCCTTTGCGGAGCGGAGCCACATATCGAAAAAGAAAAAGAGCCTTTTAGCGTTTATGAGCATTATGTAGTTTTATGCGATAAATGTGGCAGACATTCTCAAACTTTTTCTTTTTTGCCATCAGCAATTATAGACTGGAATAAAAGAGCAGTAAGAACAATATAAAGGAGAAAAAGGATGGAAGAACTTAAAAGATGCCCATTCTGCGGGTCTATTCCGACGCTGTATCACGATGGATTGCACCAAGTGGATTCAAAGAGAAGATACCACACAACATGGATGATTCTGTGTGAAAAGTGTCATAATGCATCAATGAGCAATAGCGCTTACTATAGCTTTGGTGAAGATGGCGTTTTGTCACCGTATGACGAAAAAGACGGACGACAAGAAATCATCAGCCGGTGGAACAGCCGTTACAAAGAGGATTGAGTATGGAGCAGGAACACAAGCCGAGAACATCAATGATTCTTCTGTTGGAACACGTTCATGCGATGGACGAGCTGACAGACGAGGAATTTGGAGCATTCGTCCGCAATTATGCACAGTACGTTGAGACTGGACTTGAGCCAGCATACGACAACGACCGTGCTATGCGGATGCTCTGGAAAGTCGTTAAGGCGTTCGATAATATGAATGCACAGAAAAGACAGGAGCGAATCGAGAAAAACAGACGCAGTGCAAATAAGCGTTGGAACGATGAAAAATGCAAGTGCATACAAACGCATACTAATGATGCAAACGCATACACTGGTATGCAAAATATGCAAATGGATGCAAACGATGCCTTATCTGTATCTGATTCTGTATCTGAATCTGATAAAAAAGAAAAATGTGAAAAGAAAAATACCAACGAAGTAAAACGCTTCAAAGCGCCTACTATCGAGCAAGCCAGAGAATACTTTTCCGATAAGGGCTACATGGAATCAGAAGCAGAGCGGTTTGTTGACCACTTCACGGCAAATGGCTGGAAGGTCGGCAAATCTCCCATGAAGGACTGGAAAGCTGCTGCACGGAACTGGATGCGTAACGTGAAGGACTGGAACGGTGGCTATCAGCAGACAATGGCTGAATTACCTGACGAGGGAGACTTTCTGCGGTGAATATTGAAAATCAGACCCAATACATCCTGCTGGGAGCAGTCCTCACGTTCTCAGAATACGCCGATGTGCTACAAGACCTTAAAATCGACGATTTTTGCCCTGAACTGCGTGATACATTCGCTGCCATTCGTGGCTATTGGGAACACAACGACAAATGGAACCTGGTAGAAGTCATGGGGCGATACGATAACTGCAAGAAAGCAATGGGTGAATGCCTGGATGCCTTCGGTGCAGAGTTCATCCGCAATGTCACCCATGACATGATGCTTGGATGGGCTAGAATCGTCAAGGAACAGGCAGCATTGTCCAGAGCCAGAGAGATTGCGTTCAAAATCGTTGATGGTTCGACCAGATACGCAGATTTGACTGGCATTTATGAGCAGCTAGGCGAAGCTATCAACCTGCACAATGAGAGAAGCGATTTCATCCCGATGTGCGATGGTATAGACAATTACATCCGCAAGCTTGATGATAAGCCGGAGTATATCAGCACAGGGCTTAGGGTGTTGGACAACAACTTGCATCTTGTGCCGGGCAACTTCGTTGTGATCGGTGGCAGACCGTCTGCCGGTAAGACCGCTCTGTCTTTGCAACTTGCCTGTGAAATAGCCAAGAACGGACGCAAGGTGGCATATTTCAGCCTAGAGACAGACCCGGACACGCTCTATGCCCGTATTATTGCAAATCAGCTAGGCGTACCGCTGCACACGGTCAAAAACAAGACCGTCAGCATTGATGAGCTTGACCGGCTGGCAGCTATCAAGAAATATCCGCTATTCGTCCGCTCTGCCGCTGGCAAGAGTGTTGGGTGGATTAGAACGCAGTCCATCAGAATGCAAGCCAAAGTAGTATTCATCGACTATTTGCAGCTTATCCATCAAGCCGGAGCGAAAGACCGATACAGTGCCGTCACGGAGATCAGCATGGCACTACATGAGTTTGCACAGTCCACAGGAACGCTGGTGGTAGCTCTTGCACAGCTCAATCGAGAGACCGCAAGAGCAGGTATCCCACCGACCGCCGCAGACTTGCGAGAATCCGGGCAAATCGAACAGGACGCAGATGCAATCATCCTGTTGGCGCAGAAAGTAAAAACACAAAAGAGACCAGAAGAACATTATCACTTTGCGCTTGAAAAGAACAAAGAGGGCAACGTGGGGTCACTGGACATCACGTTCCAGATGGAAACGCAGCGGTTCAAAGAATGCGTGTGGATGTAACATCGCTTCTGCACTCGTATCTTCACAGTAGAATAGGCAAGAAAAACAGATAATAGGGTCTGGGCGATAAAGTTACCGTCTGAACCACATAAATATTTTTCACTACACAAAATACAGGAAGAAAAGACTATGGTTCCAAACATGGCTGGCGTTTATGCTAGCGCCCTTGCTCATGTACACAGACTGCATGAGAAAGAACGCAAGGAACATGAAGCGAGAGAAGTTAAATATTACAAGGAAAAAGAGTGGGGAGAAATCTGTTACAAAACGTCTCCATGTGAGTGGTGCATGTATTGCGACGATTGCTCAAAAACGAAAATCAAACAGAAATAACGCAAAGGAGAAAACAACTATGGCACTTACCAACATCGAACGTGAAACCGTCATCACCTTCAACGCAGCGGAGGATACCGCAGAAGTCTACACAGCAGAATCGGTTTATATTCGCAAGCTGGACAAGCTCTGTGAGCAGTTCCCTGATACGTACAAGTTTATGGAAGAGCTGTCTGCCAAGCGGTGCAAGGAATCCAAGACCTATTCGATGCCGAAGCGTCTTGTGAAGTTCCGCCCGCCCATCACCCGCGAAATCAGCGAAGAGCAGCGTGCAGCACTGGCAGAACGACTGCGCAAGGCAAGAGAGAGTAAGAATATCTAATCTCAGCTCGTGCGGCTACAGAACTATTGTATCAGAAAGCATGGAATGGTATCAGGTGGTAAAACTACCCTCTGCGACTATTACGTGCTTTTTTCTCTTGTTATTTATCAGAATAAAACGGCAAGGTCTGATTTTGAGTAGGAACTGTCTCGATCGAGTGGCGTTTGGGCTGATATGGCTACGACTATCAGTGTGATGCGTTTGAATGCAAATGGATGCACGTGATGCGTTTGCATCCAATCTTCCTCTCTTCCTTCCTTCTTCTTCCCCCCCTATAACCCCCTATTATTATCTATCTATCTCTCTATCTCCCTTCCATGAAATAGACAAGCTATTTCATGTCCCCACGCCAAAATGGTGCGACAACTGCGACAACTGAAAACGACAACCAAATGTTTCCACAAAGGTTCTTTCTCCCTACAACCCTCTATCTTCAAAACTATACCGTTAGCCAGCAGAGCAGACAGTAGGAGAGAACCGGCGTGAGGTTCAGACTGGTAGATGGTCTGCGACTATTTCACATGGAGAATTGACTTCATTTTGTGGTAGGTTGAATATGTAAAAATGTTGCATTGACTATTCCTAGCAAAACGCTATGGATTAATTAAGATGCCATAGTGCATTACTGGGAATTAAATCGAACAGGAACAGACCGAATCGGATGGTACTAGTTATTATACGAAATAATACACGATTATCGGGAGTAACTATATCTGTATACTATAATAAGTACTGTTATTATACGAAATAGGTATAACTAGTGAATGAATATATTATGCGAAATTGGAACGAGAAGTGATTTTTGGGGTGGTCGGATGACTTAGCAACTATCGCACCTCTCTTTTCCTAAAAGGCGAACGACTATTTCACACAAAAAATACACGACTATTTGACGATAATTTGAAAGAAAACGCTACTACTATTACTCTACGACTATCGGCGAACTGTTCGTTACTATACTATATATAGGACTTTCAAAAGCTAGTCATCTGACGACTTTACGACTATTCCGCGACTGTTTTATTGGAGAAACTACGACTATTGGCTACGACTATCCCAGCCGGAACGTTTCGACTATTGCTGACCTCTATTAGCTATCGGGCGAAAGCCCGAAAAGAGACACGGCGGTAGCCGTCAATGGTTCCGCGTCGCCCGCCGTGCCCCTGCTGCTGGACTGCTCCGCCGGGCTGGCATGGTCTGCGATGTGCTGCACAGTCTGGCATGGATCCATAGCAGGCGGCGCACCCCTGCGCCCTTATATACCTTATTATAATAGGGCGGCTGTGCTGACCTGTATAGCGTCCGGCGTTGCGTCTGGTATCTGGTATGTGCTGGACGTGCTACGGCGTTGTGATACGCTCCAGCGTGGCGCAAGCGGTATTATAGCCGTTTGTGTCGGTCTGGTATTTGCGGCGGTAGAATGGGGCAAATCACAGGAAAAGCCACTGCAAGACCATGTGCGCTGTTTTATTGTGTTGGCGGTATAATTGCATTGACGGCACAAAACGCGCTGTAAACGCTTGTATGGGGCTGTATTGCAGTCGGGCAAAAGAAAAGCCCCGCCAGCGTGGGCGGGGTGGAAATTATTTGCTTTTTTCTTCAAGGTCTGCAAGGGCGGCGCAAAGCTCTTGCGTTTCCTCCTCTGTCAAGTCGTATTCTGTTCGGAGTTGGTCGGCGTCTGCGCTTCTCCATCCTCCATCATACAGGGCGGCGGCACTGCTGGAAACGTCTTTTAACATGGTTTTCCTCTTTTCTGGGCTTTTGCCCTTTTTCATAGTATATCATATTGCAAGCCCTAAAAACAGGACTTGCAGAAAGTTTTTGCCCTTTTGGGCTGGGGCGGGGTTGCTTTACGGTGCAGCCCCGCTAAAGTGTCCGGGCGGTATCACTTGGACGTTTTGAACAGCGCCGAAAAGAACCAGAAGAAGAACAGGACGCAAGACAATATCATTTTGTGTTTACCTCCCGGATGCTACCGATATCGGCGGCGGTGTATACTTTACCGCGATAGCTGCGGAAAAGGTGGATCCAGTCCCATGTATCAGCAGCGGACAAAAAGACGTTGCAGGCGCTGTATAAACCGCCGTTATATTGGATATAGCCGTTTATAATATAATCTGGTGTCTTCTTGGCTTTTGCCGTGTCGATCTCTGAGACGCTCCACACGCTACACCCACGCACAACAGGAATATATACTTTATCTGGATAAATCATTGTTAAACCCTCCATCAAATCACGCTGAACCGCTTGTAAACGGTCTTTTTGCTGCACTCAGCATAAATATCCGGGTGCGCTGCCTGCAAAAGCTTGCTATCAAGTCGGACGCTTTGCACGTCCTTATATATCACCTTGCAAGCGCCTGCGACAACCTCCGGCGCTCCCTGCATCATGGCAATAATCTCATCTCGCAGACTGTCCCTAATCTGCTCCGCTTGCTCTGCCAGCCGATTATACTCTCGATACTCGTTACATTTTTGCTCTAAGTCTGTCATTTTTTAGTCCTCCCTTATTAGCTGTTGAGAAATGCGATCATAACCAGCGCGCCGGATATCATGCCGCCGATGTACCAGAGGGCGGCCCATTGGGTAAAGTCAAGTGCAATCATACGTTGCACACCTCCCGAACAAATTCCACCTGCAAGTTGTGCAGGCGCTCTTCCAGCTCTTCAACGTTCCACAAATCCCGGCGCATTTCCCGCGCCCGCTTTTCGTAGCGGCTGACCGTTTCCCAATCGGGCTTGACGTTTCCAAAGGGGCGGTACCCGGTGCAGATTGCAACGCCTGAGGTGATAGGGTAAATATCTGCGTTCCACCCGTACACACCGGCGGTGTAGGCTGCGGGGTCGTCCATGCACAGCATATTCTGTGCATCGCAGTAACCTACTTGAATAATGGTCGGATACTGGGATTTAATATCTCGCATGGTTCTTTTTGCTTTCATGGTTTTGTCCTCCTGTTTTGGTTCAATGTGGTTTGTTCTTGTTTGTGCCCTTATTATACTATCAATAGGGTTATATGTCAATAGATAGATAGTAATTTACTATCACAAGAAACAACAAAATATCCTTGTGATATTTGTTCATATTGCTATCAATATACCATGCCTGTGATAGAGCTATCACAATGCGCATGATAGAGGAGCTGCCCGCCCTCCAGCACTGCCGCCGGTACGATCTACCCGGCGTGGCCTGTCTGGTATCGAGTGCAGACCGGTGTAGCGTGTCCAGCGTTTGGGCGTCGGTCTGCCCTAGCACTTGTCCGCTCTGTTTTTTGGCATGGTCTGCCCTGCTGCCTGTCGTGTGCCGTCGTTCCGGGTGCGCTGGAGTGGGCAGGGGTCTCCACCGGCGGGGTATACAGGAAGCGCCGAGGGTGGGGCAGGTGAATATTTCATCCATCCTTGCCGCATAAAAGAAGCCCCACATATAGTGTAATAAACATTGCGCTTCTGATAAAAAAGTGGTATAATAAAATCAGAAAATAACGATACAAGGAGGATTACATGGAAAAATCTGAATGGTCGCTCGAAAAGTGGTGCGATAGCTTCTATAAAGAGCGAATCGGAAAAGTGTATGGAGATTTTGAAGTTATTGACGTTCAGCCCGCAGATGATATGAGGAATAGTGCAAAACAAATATGGACGTTGAAATGTGTTCATTGCGGGGCACTTAGAACGACCCGTAACGGCAAGGATTATGTTACTGGGAAAAACTCTGGACATTGTGCTTGCATGAAAGAAGAACGCAAGGCAGTAAGACTTGCAAAAAATGCAGCGGAAAGAGAAGAACGCGAAAAAATCCGAAAAAAACAAAAAGAAGCCGATGCCCAAAAAGCATATTCGCGTCTGTACCCATACCATGACGAAAAATATGTCGGACAAGTGTTTGGCACTTGGAAAGTGCTTGAAATCTTGGGCGGCAATGGTTGGCTTTGCGAATGCATTAGATGCCACAAGAAGTCGCAACGTTCTGGAAAGAAAGTGGTTGATGGCATTGCCGAAAAATGCCCTTGCAATTTTAATTATGGAAAATATGATTCCAAAGATTGGATTGGTCGCAGATTTGGGCATCTTGAAATTATAGGCGCATATAACAAGAAAAACCGCACATTCCCTTGTAAGTGCGACTGTGGGAACATCAAAAACGTTCGGGCAGTAGAGTTGTCAGGTGGCACGGCAAAGTCTTGCGGCGTTAATTGCGTTGCAAGAAAGATGGAATCAAAAATATACGGATGCGTAAATCATCGAATCGCTAATATTTGGTATGGTATGCACCAGAGATGCTATAATCCCAAGTCGATTGCTTATAAATATTATGGTGCAAGAGGAATTTCTATTTGCGATGAGTGGATTGACGATTACAAGGCATTTCAAGATTGGGCATTATCTCATGGATATAGTGACGAGTTAAGCATTGACCGAATTAACAATGACGGTAATTACTGTCCCGAAAACTGTCGATGGGCGACAATGAAAGAACAGATGACAAATCAGCGTCCACGAAGCGAGTTCAACAGACCCGAGTTTTACAAAAAACACGGCATGACAATTACGATGGATGGAGAAACAAAATTTTTGTCAGAATGGTGTGAACAATACGGGCTGCTTGTCCCTACCGTTACTTATAGAGTGAAGAAGAAAGGAATGACATGGGAACAGGCCATCAAGTCACCGCAACTTCCTAATGGCAGACCGATGAAGAAAGTGAAGTGATTTGCACAAGTTTTAATCTTGCTCTCTATGCACAATCTCAAAAATTTCCCGCAAAAACAAAAAGACCCCTACAAAGGGTCTGTGTTCTGTGCTATACTTGCCTTACAAGCCTTGAAAGGGAGGAATATGCAATGAACCAAAAGAATGACAAAAATAAAGAAAGACGCGAAAAGAACGAAAAAATTGCCGCTTTAATATGGAGCATCATTATCGGCGCCGCTCTTTTGGTTTTTGGCGTGTATCTTATGGCACATGGTATTTCAAACGTTATATAAAATTTTGTTCAAAGAAAGGAAGAATCAAAAATGAGAAAGAGAATCATTGCGGCGGCTCTAGCAGCGGCTATGATGCTTGCTATGCCTATCAGTGCAATTGCAGCAAAAAAGCCTGATGAATGGTCTGGGCTTATTGAACTTGGGCAGACCAATGCAACGCAGTATGAACCGTTGGGCATTAAGAATCATGGGTCTTATGCGTGGCGTGATGGTAGCACGATTTATATTTCTTATGCTCTTGAAATCGAGAATACCAACAAAAATCTTGCAGTCTGGTTCCCACATATTGAAATTGCAGTAGTTGCAGAGGATGGCTCCGTAATTAAAACAGACGATGAATATTTGGACTGGGTTGCGGAAGATGATTCCTACTGGTATGCCGGATACTTCACATACGAGTATGACGGAACTATCCCGGCTGGTATCGAAATGGCTGTTTCGGCTCAGGACTATAATTATCAGCCGAGCGCAGGAAAAGAAGTTTTAAGATCAGGTGAGTTGGCCGTTACCAATACTTCAAAGCGTGGTAGTGGCTATGAGACAAGATTCACTGGAAAAGTGACAAACAACAGCGCATACAAGACAAATGCAAAGGTCATCGTTCTGTATAAGATGAAAGACGAGAGCGGAGAAGAAGTTCCCGTGTGTGGAGATATTGATTATGTCTTAGACATCCAACCGGGCGAGACAAAGAACTTTGAGATTCATCCCTATTCTGGACTTTCCAATTATTCTTCGTGGGAAATCGTAGCAATTCAAATGTAACACAAAAAGCCATCGGCTAGATGTTCTCTAACCGCTGGCTATATTTTTGTTCTCTATACTATCAAAACTCCATTGACAGTACTATCAAAATGTGATATAATCTGTGATAGAAAGAGAGGACGCAAAAATGAAAGTTGGGTATGTAAGAGTTTCGACAGCCGGGCAAAACACGGCTCGTCAGGAAGTCATTATGGAGCAGCTTGGCGTTGAAAAGGTGTTCATTGATAAAATGAGCGGAAAGAACACTGATCGCCCGCAGTTGAAAGAAATGCTGGCGTTTGTTCGTGAGGGCGATACTCTTGTGATTGAGAGTTTCAGCCGTCTGGCTCGTTCCACAAAAGACCTTCTGGAAATCGTTGAAGAACTTGAAAAAAAGAATGTAAAGTTTGTCAGCCAGAAAGAAAACATCGACACTTCTACGCCTAACGGAAAATTTATGCTGACCGTGTTTGCAGCTCTGGCACAACTGGAACGCGAAACAATGTTGGCACGGCAGAAGGAGGGAATCGAAATCGCAAAAGCAGAAGGAAAGTATAAGGGTAGAAAGCCTGTCGAAGTAGACGAAGAGAAGTTCCGGCAGCTTTATAATGACTGGCAGAACGGAAAGACCACGCCGAAGATTATGATGAACGAACTTGGGCTGAAATCTGCTACGTTCTGGCGCACGGTCAAAAAGTATCGTGAAAAATATGGCATTACTGATGCGGCCACCACACGCAAGTATGCCAACAAAGAAGAAAAATAAAAAAAGCAGCGACCCACCACAGGCCGCTGCTACAAACAAGAACCACCAATCCCTCAACAGGATGATAGTACACCAGTATTATACCATTTCTGCTGAGGTGTGGCAATATAAAATCAGCAGAAAGGTAGAATTTATGGATTATCAAAACATTGATTATTTTAGCCTTGCTTCAATGGTGACTGACTGGATGCGTTATGCTGGGCCAAATGCGAGAAAGGACTTTATGGATTTGGTTCGCAGTACAGATTATAACCGAAGAGCGGTTATTGAAAATGATTTGGGCGATGGATATGTTTTTGATTTTGCGGTAGATCATTCGGACATTATGAATGAGGTCGGTCAATTCTTAGTATATCTTTTTATTGATAACAATGGAGAGATATATTACGTTGGAATGGGAAACGAACAACGTATAATGGACAAGAAAAGCAGAAATAATGATTTTCTTAAGCATTATATGAAACATAATTCTAAAATTGTTATTCTTTCAAAATGGAGTACAAGAAAAATTGCACTCAAAATTGAAAAAATGGCTATTTGGATATGCCAAATGAATGGTTTTAGACTTACCAACATAAAGGAAGTCCTTTCGCCTAAACAATTATATGAGCTTCGGCATATTCCAGAAAATAAAGAAAACGAAACAGAAACACAGTATGAATATAGGCAGTTGGCCAGGGAATTTAGTGAAGAAGTAAAGGCTCTTGATAAAATCGAACGATGGCTTTATGAAGATGGAGCCAGCAAAACACCCGGATTTGTAAATATAAAAGAAAACGTCATTTGGGCTATGGAATGCTGGACGATTGATGGCGTTACAAAAACTCGTTCTCAATGGTGCAAAGAGAATAATGTAAGCCTTGCGGGGATAGGCAAAAGACTTGAACTTGGATGCACCCCTAAAGAAGCACTTACATTTCCAACAGCGCCAGATAACAGAAAACGCCACACAAAAGAATGGTGGGCAGAAAATGGCTATTTCCCCGGAACAGATAAAACATCTTACATTACGCCGTTAAATGAATGGCCTAAAGGATATAAGAAATGCAAGATTGCTAGAAGTAATTTCCCGCCAGACATGGTATCGGATTGCTGAACGGAGAAAGGCATGATAAAATGAAAGCAGAGGATTTAATTGTCAAAGATGGCAGTATCACACTGCGGTCTATGCTTGACTTTGGCGGATTCCTTGAAATTAAGAGATTCTTGGAAGCCTGTCATTCGGAAAATTGCACCGTGACCTTTGCAAACGAGGAAATTGTCATTTTCCCGAATGAATACGATGCTGCTAAAGATGCTCTCGTCTTTATTTACGGCACATTGGCAGAAAGACACAGTATTATCGAAAAGTATCTCCGCTATAAGCTGATGCTAGGAGATGAGGAACCGAAGCCTACTTTACATAGTCAGAGAAAGGAATAAAGCATGAAACTCGTAAAATTGTCAGAACAGAGTTTGAAACTGATTGAAACGTTGTGCGATTACACCGACAAGCCCGATATTCTCAATGCCATCGCAGACGCTTTGTACTATGATGCAGACGAGTTGAAGCGCAGGCTCAATCAGCTTGCGGAAGAAGTCAAATAAACTGTGCAACCCATTTATTAAGATGGATTTTAGCAAATAATTTTCTGAAATGAAATTATAAAACCGAATATTTGATTTTTGTGCAGTTGTAGGCACTCTTTACATTTTTAGGTAGGGGGTGCCTATTTTTTTATGCAGCCAAAACAGTGTATCGCCATCATCGACAGCATCAAAGCGTATGCAAAGCAGAATCCGACCGAAGCGCAGGTCTATGAGGACTGGTTTCAGGCGGTGGTGAACCTGAGAGATGCCCTGCCGCAGGACAAGCGGTTCGATGCCTACAAATACTCTGGTGAGCTGCGCTCTGTCTGTGCAGCCATGATGGGCAAGATGAAAACAGGCGAGGACGTGGCGAAGGTCTATGACATTATCGGTCGGACATACCTGTTTGAAGCAAAAGATGTGTTCGACAGCTATTGCATCTACCTTGAATGGAACCGTGCGCCGGAGAAGAAGTTCTACCAACCGAGAAGAAGGGTTCTGCACATACTTGCAAGCGACCTGCAAGACCTTTTTTATCATAACATCGATTTTTTAGGAGTGTCGATGCCGCCGCGTTCTGGAAAGTCCAGCTTGTGTATCTTCTTTATCACATGGCTGATGGGCAACCGCCCTGACGTTGCATCAGTTATGAGCGGACATTCTGATAAGCTGACGAATGGATTCTACGGCGAAGTGCTGTCCATCATCACTGACCCTGTGACCTACAACTGGGGCAAAATATTCCCTGACGTTCAGCTTGTGGACAAGAGCGCAAAGGATGAAAGCGTTGACCTAAACCGAAAGAAGCGCTTCCCAACACTAACTTGTCGCTCCATCGGAGGCACGTTGACCGGTGCTGTTGAAATCGGCGAGGGCGGCGTTCTGTACAGCGATGACCTGATCGAGGACTTGGAGGAAAGTCTGAACGTTGAGCGTTTGAACAACAAGTACGATGCCTATTTGAACCAGTTGAAAGACCGTAAAAAGCAAGGCGCATTAGAGCTGATGGTCGGCACACGATGGAACGTGCTTGACCCTCTGGGACGCATCCAGAACCAGTATGCAGACAACCCAAAGTACAGATTCCGGGTGATTCCTGCGGTAGACGAGAACGGACACAGCAACTTCAATTATGACTATGGCGTTGGGTTTGACGATGCCTACTATGCCGATATGAAAGCAAGCATTGACGATGCGACATGGTGGGCAAAGTACATGGGTAAGCCCTATGTGCGCGAAGGCCTGCTGTTTCCTGCCGATGAACTGCGGTATTTCAACGGCGTTCTGCCTGATGGTGAGCCTGATCGCAAGCTAATGGTCATGGATATTGCATGGGGCGGCGGCGACTTCACGGCTTGTCCTATCGCTTATGTGTACGGTGATGCTGTGTTCATCCCTGACCTCGTGTTCAATAACGGCGACAAGACCGTGACCAGACCGGAAGTCGTGGGCAAAATCATCCAGCACAAAATCAACGTGGTGCGTGGCGAAGCCAACAACGGCGGCGATGAATATTGTGACGTGGTGGACAGCCAGCTCCGGCAGCAGGGCTATCACTGCTCTGTTCGCAGCCAACGTGCGCCAAGTGGCCAAAGCAAACTGTCAAGAATCATCCAGTATGCACCGGACATCAAACGGTTTTATTTTCTTGACGAGAAGCACCAGTCGAAAGAGTACAAGGCATTCATGGAACAGGTGACGATGTTCACGCAGCTTGGCAAAGTTCCGCACGATGATGCACCGGACAGTTTGGCGCAGCTTGCTGATGAATTGTATAACGGAATCAGTAAAATTGAGCCTGTCAAGAGGCCTTTTTGATTAAAAACACAATATATTGTGTTCGCTGGGTCTATTTATTTGATTTCACCACTTGACAAGGCTTATAATGTACGCAGGAAGTTTTGCAGCTTCCCTTAAAGGAATAGCTTGCACGCGGGGTTTTGTCATTTTACTCGCGTGCGTGTCAACAAGCATATTCCTCCTTTCACCGGTGGAGGTTTTCTCACTCTTTCGCCTTCACCGGACTTTATATGTTGCGTTTCCAATTGTAAGGGGAATGCCAGCCTGTCTCCCCCACGGCTGGCAAGCAACGGTTCGATTCCGTTACGCAGCACAACCAACTACCTAGCTTTGCATGGCTTTATTCTCCAAAACCTCCACTGCTATTCCCGGCTCTCGATGTGATGTTTAGGCATGACATTGCAAAGAGCAGCGGTTAACCAATCAAGCCGGGTTTCTATGTTGCATTAGCTCAGTCAGGCTAGAGCATCCGGCTCATAACCGGACATACATTGGTTCAAATCCATTATGCAGCACCAAAATTGCAGTTGACCCGTTTTACGTCTGTCCGACAACTGAATGTAAAGGCTGCAATGGTTTTCTTCGGGCGAAGAATAGCACGGCTGGAAGTGCGAACAGTTTCCCAGTAGCTTCTGACAGGTCTGTGCTCAACAGCCTGTTTCCAGAAATTCAACGAAAGGAGCACAGATGGTAGCAAAAGTCAGATGCAAGCGTCCTCGAAAAGACGCAAACGGCAATCCGTGTGATTGCGGTCGTTATCTTGGCGAAGTGGAAGGAAAGTTCTCCCTTCTGTGCCCTCTTTGCCATTGGATTACAATTGGAGACTCCAACCTTCCAAAAGATACATGGGTCTCCGTACCAAAGTTTAAGAACTGAATAGCTTTTGAAGCGCAGTTGCAAGCGCAGTGAGATAGACCTCAACAGGTTTGTCTTGCTGCGCTTTTTATTTTGCCAGAAAGGAGGAACACATGGCTGAGTATCAGATAGTTGTTGATGGCTTTTTGAATAATCCACTGACCGGACGTAGACCGATTGAAACGCCGGAGACGGAAATCAATCGGACGAACGTGCTGAAAGTGGTTATGGGCAAGGCGGAGCCTATTCATCTGCTGAACAAGAACGAAATTCGCTTTCTGCACAACTACTACTTGGGTAGTCAGCCTGTCCTCCACCGCACGAAGGAGTACCATGCTGAAATCACCAATCGCATTGTAGAGAACCACGCCAACGAGTGCGTTGGCTTCTACACCGGCTACATGAGCGGCACTCCCTGCTCTTATGTGCGGTCTGAAACGGCAACTGGTGACGGTGAGGAAATTGCCCGCCTGTCCAATGCCTTGCAGTATGAGGGCAAGGATGCGCTTGATCGGCGGCTTTGGCAGTGGATGTTGGAATGTGGACAGGGATACCGCATTGTTCTCCCTGACAAGGGGTACAACGGCAACTACCCTGACGAAACGCCCCTTCTGGTGGACGTTCCAGACCCGGATATGGCGTATGTGATTTACAACTCCGGCATCGGTCACAAGCCCATTGCCAACGTGCTACACATCCCACGCAATTATCAGAACGACCTCAACGACTTGATTTGCGTGTATACACCGAACCAGTACTTTGAAATCGACAACGGAAAGGTCACGAAGTCGGAGAACCACTCTCTGGGAATGTTGCCGATGGTCGAATACAAGCTGAACCCGGAGCGGATGGGTTTGTTTGAACCTGCAATCCCTGTGTTGGATGCTATCAACGACCTTGAAAGCAACCGTCTGGACGGCGTGGCACAGTTTATCCAGTCCATCATGGTGTTCACCAACTGCCTTGTGGACGAGGAAGCCTTAAAAGCAGTTAAGGCTATGGGCGCAATGTGCTTGAAGTCATCTTCTGGTCAGCCAGCTTCGGTCGCACAGCTTGCAAACGAACTTGACCAGCAGCAGAGCCAGACCTTGCTTGATTCCATGTTGAACGTGTACCGCAGTTTGACTGCTATGCCCAGTGCCACTGGCAGCGAGAACGCAACGTCCGACAACGTGGGCGCGGTTATTGTCCGCAATGGCTGGAATCACACCGAAGCGAGGGCACAGCAGTACGAAAATATGTTCAAGTACTCTGAACGTCAGAGCCTGTCTGTGATGCTGAAAATCCTTCGTGACACGGCTGGTTCTAAGCTGATGGCAAGTGACATCAACATCAAACTGCCCCGCCGTCAGTACGACAACCAGCAGAGCAAGGTTCAGATTTTTGCACAGATGCTCAGTCAGAGCATTGACCCGCAGTTGGCGTTCACCACGCCCGGTCTGTTCCCCGACCCGCAGGCTGCTTATGAAATGAGCAAGCCCTTCTTGATTGCTTCTGGCAAGCTGGGCGAGGACGGAAAAGCTCCAAAGCCGCAGGAACAGCCAAAACAAGATGTTCCCGACACAAATGTCGGGAACATGGCAGACAAACAGTCTACCAATGAGGGAAAAGCCAATGAGTAATTTTTGGAAACAGCTGGTTTGCAAACATGACTATACGCTTTCTCGCTGGCATTGGACGCATGGCATCAATGGAAATGAACCGCGTGAAATGGAATGCGAGTACATTTGCACGAAATGCGGGAAATTCAAATGGACGCACCCTGACCGAAATTCGGCACGGGAGAAGTCCATTCTGAATAGCGGCATTGAACCGTACAAAAGAATTTACCCAAAAGAATAAAGAATCATCCCGAATTGTCGGGCTGATATATTCCGGCAGGGAAGCCGGGATACAAATTTCGCAGCGTTGCAGGGAAGCAACGGTAAAAAAACGCAGGAGGAAATTAACGATATGAAACTCAATGTGTTGCTTGGTGATGCCTACAAAGAGGGCATGACCGCCGATGAAATCATTTCTGCGCTTGAAAAGGTTGCAGACCCTAACGCAGAGATTGAGAAGCTGCGCAACGCCGTAACGAAAGCCAACGGCGAAGCTGCTGAGTACAAGAAGCAGCTCAAGGCAAAGCGTACCGATGACGAGAATGCCGCACAGGAACAGGCTGACAAGCTGGCAGAGATGCAGAAACAGATTGAAGCCCTGACTGCCGACAAGGAAAACCTCGTCAAGGAAAAGACCCTTGCATCTTACCGTGAGAGGTTTGTTGCACAGGGTTATGACGCTGAACTTGCCAACAAGGCTGCGTCTGCGCTGGCTGACGGTGACATGGACAAGGTGTTTAAGTTCCAGTCGGAGTTTATGACCGCCCACGACACCGCATACAAGGCTTCCCTTCTGAAGGATATGCCCACACCTCCGGGCGCGGATGGCAAGGGCGGCTCTGACAGTGAGGGCGTGGCGTTTGCTAAGAGCCTTGCACAGCAGAACGCAAATACTTCTAAGGCATCGAGTGACGCAATGAGTGCTTTCCATTAACAAGGAGGAAAACATGAAGTTTACCCGAAACACGGTCAACGGAATCAACGATACCATCCTTGCTTCCAATGACTACACCGCCATTCCCTTTACCGTGACCGAAACTGCTGCGGTTAAGGCTGGCTATCCCATGACGCTAGCTGGCAAGAAAGCTGTTGCTGCTGGCGAGACTGGTTCTAAGACCATCAACGCTGACGGCATCCTGCTGTATGACGTTGACCCGGCAGAGAACCCCAATGCTTCCCTGCTGATTCGTGGCGTTATCGACACCAAGAAGGCAGCGGCAAGTTCCAGCTTCACCTTTGACGCTGACGCAATCAAGGCACTCAAGACCGCCGTTCCCGGCATCTTCTGCCGTGACAACATCAGCGTAAACGCTTAATAGGAGGTAAAACAACATGGCACTGAATCTTAAGGAAGTCTTTGCCCCGGCTGCGATTGCCGCCTATTGGACGAACGACCCCACCAATGCGATGCCATTTGCATCTGACGCACTGTTCCCCGCTAAGAAGAAGGCGGGTCTTGACTTGAAGTGGCTGCGTGGCCACAAGGGCGTTGGCGTTTCTCTGATGCCCAGCGCATTTGACGCAAAGGCTACGTTCCGCACCCGTGAGGGCTTCAAGTTCGATGAGACCGAGATGCCGTTCTTCCGTGAGGGCTACCATCTGGGCGAGAAAGACCGTCAGGAAATCCTGCGTGTTCTGGACAGCAACGACCCCTATGCCCGTGATGTGATGAACCGTCTGTACGATGACACCGCACAGCTTATCACTGGCGCTCGTATCGTTCCTGAGCGCATGATCTGGCAGTTGCTGGCTCCTGCAAATGGCACTCCCGGCATCACTATCAAGGCAAACGGCGTGAACTACACCTACAACTACGACCCGGACGGCGGCTGGAAGTCCACAAACTTTAAGGATATCAGTGGTGTCGCCAAGTTGAAGTGGTCTGCTGCAACCGCTACCCCCATTGCTGATCTGAATGCCGCAAAGGACGCTGTTCTGGCAAGCGTTGGCGAGGTCGTGACTGAGGTGTACATGAACACCGCCACCTTCCGCAACATGATCGCTGCGGACGAGGTGAAGAATCGGTTTATGACCGTCACCGCAAAGGCAAACGCCGTTCTGCTGGATGCCGAAGCACGGCAGATTGTCGAATCTGCAACCGGTCTGACCATCCATCTGTACGACAAGATGTTTAAGGCAGACCAGTACAGCGCAAGCGAAAAGTACCTGCCTGACGGCATGGTGGTGGTTGCTCCGTCCGGCGCTCTGGGTAGCACTTGGTACGGCACTACTCCTGAGGAAGCCGACCTGCTGTCTGGCCAGTCCGGTGCATCCGTGTCCATCGTGAACACTGGCGTTGCCATCACCACTGAGCTGACCGTTCACCCGGTCAACGCCAACGTCTATGCTTCTGAAATCGTCCTGCCGTCCTTTGAACGCATGGACGCTGTGTACTGCATCAAGGCTTACTAAGGCGAAAGGAGGAAAACAGCATGGGAGACCAGTATTCCGAAGCGGCAGTCAAGCTGGGGCAGTATATCGCCCCTGCACTTGACCGTGAAATCACGGACGAGGACTACCCACTCTTCGACCTGCTGCTTGATTTCGCCAAAGACAAGATATTTTCACAGGGCTACCCCTTCGGTAACAGGCCGGACGAGTTGCCCTCGCAGTATCAGTCGTTGCAGATACGCATTGCAGCAGAACTGTACAACCACATCGGCGCAAACGGACAGACGAGTTACACCAATAACGGCATTACTCGTGTATGGGAAAGTTCCGATGTGGCGCAGTCCCTGCTGAATGAAGTGGTTCCGAGAGTAGGTGTTATCGGCTGATGTTCAATGGAAGCCCGCTAGATAAGCGCCCACTGTGGTATTCAAACCCGGTTGGCGAGAAAACTCCTGTTGTGGACGAGTGGGGAAACGAGACTGGCGAATCCGCATACGAATCGTGGAGTACCCCTGCAAAACTAATGCTGAACGTCAGCCCTCCTACCGGCGCTGCGGAAGCAAACCCTTTTGGAGCGTTCACGGATTACAGCTACGTTGTCAGCTCGTCCAGCAAAAAGCACAACACACCGCTTTATGAAGGTACGCACGTCTGGTTTCAGACGGATGTTTCAAAGCCCTTCAATTACATTGTGGTCAAGGTCGCAGAGCATATTACCGACACGAAATATGCGCTGAAAGAGGTGGCTGCAAGTGAAAATTAAAGTGAGGTTGAGCGATGCCGGACTTAAACAGGCTGAGGAAGATATTCGCCAATACAAGACCACCCTGAACCAAAAAGCACCGTTGTTTGCAAGAGCGCTTGCCGATAAAGGTCTTGCTGTTGCCAAAATTCGCTTTGCGAACGCACAATATGCTGGCAAAAACGATGTTAAGTGTGAAGTTAGCCAAAACGGCGCTTCTTGCACCATCCTAGCGGAGGGGCAAGCGGTCGCTCACATTGAGTTCGGCACAGGTGTTACACATCAGGGCTGGGGCGCTGCCGGAACAGTCGGCCCGCTCCCTTTGCCTGATAACATTGGCGAACATGGCACATACGGCAAAGAAAACGGCAAGCACAAGCGCTGGTACTACTACGGAGAATCCGGCAATGCTGGTACGCCTGTCAAGGAAGTAGACGGCAAAGGTCAGTTGAATTACACCAGCGGCAACGATGCAGCTATGGCTATGTGGGGAGCTGTTGAGGAAATGGCTTCTCAGGTCGAAGCAACGTGGAGGGAGGTTTGGAATAGTTGATTGATTATTTCAATTCTATCTTCACGGCTGTTGCTAAGGAATTGCGAAAGCAAGTCCCCGGCATCTTTGTCACTGGCGAAATCAATGACAGCAACGTCAAGAAGTTTCCGTGTGTGCAGATAGAGGAAAACAGCAATCTGCCTGTACACATTGATTCTGCTGGCCACAGCAAGTACGCTGCCGTTTCCCTGCGTGTGCGGGTCTACTCCAATAAGGACACCGGGCGCATTGCAGAAGCACGTTCCATCGTTGGCATCGTGGATTCTGTTCTTGAACCGCTTAAATTTTATCGCAAGTCGTTTGCCCCGTTGAATGGGCTGTATAACAATTCCGTCTATCGGATTGATTGCAGCTATGGGGCAACAATCGGAGAGGACGGAATGATTTACCGAAACTAAGGAGGTAAACATTCTATGAGTACTGCTATCTCCGGTCTGAATACCACCCTGTATTGTGGCGACAGCGCAACCGCTCTGACGAAACTGTGCGACATCAAGGATGTGCCTGACCTGATCTCTGAACCGAACCTTCTGGATGCCACTACCCTGTCCGACCCCATGCAGGTCAACATTTTTGGCATTATCCAGAGCGATACCAAGGCTTTCACCGCCAACTACAACAAGGATGACTACAAGAAGGTCAAGGAAGCTGGCTACGATGAGACTTCCGAGAGCAACACCGTGAAGTATTACGCTCTGAAGATGCAGGATGGTTCCGGCTTCTCTTGGCAGGGTATGCATCAGGTTGGCTTGTCCGGCTTCGGCGTGGACGAGGTTGTGGAAATGACCATCAACTGCATCTTCACCAAGAAGCCTGAGTTCAGCGAGACCCTGACTGTCAATGGCGGCTAAACCGCAAAAATCGAATCAATCAAACCGGGCAGAACTGAACAACGGATTTGGTTCTGCCCCTATTTATAAAGGAGAGCATTTATTATGGCTGCTAAGGTTATCAACTTTCATTCCCCCGATGGCAAGAACACTTACGAACTGACCTTCACCCGCGAAAGCGCCGAAGCCACCGAACGCAACGGCTTCCAGATTTACGAGTTTTCTAACGGCATCAACCCTGTCAAAAACACTAAGGCTCTGTTCTATGGCGCATTCATTGCCCGCAACAAGAGCATCAAGCGAAAGCTGGTCGATGATATGCTTGCGAACATCGAGGACAAGGAAGGTCTGATGGCTGCCTTGATGGAGATGTACGCGGATTCGATCAAGGCTCTGGTTGCCACCGATGAAGAGGACAAGACCGCAAAAAACGCAACGTGGGAGATTGTGTAACCTCACAGTCTCAAGAATCGGACAGCGACACAGAGCCATTCTCTGTGTCTAAGCTGTTCCACGATGTAGAAGCCTATTACATTTCCATTGGCATGACTTATGACCAGTTCTGGCGTGATGACGTCTGGCTGGCAAAGGTCTACCGTGACGCGGAAGAACTACGCGCCCGAAGAGCCAATGTTGAAGCGTGGAGAAATGGTTTCTACACGGCATCTGCACTTTCCTCTACGGTTGGCAATATGTTCCGCAAGAAAGGGTCTAGCCCCATTAAGTACATGGATAGACCGATTCCTCTCACCCAGAAAGAGCAGGACGAATACGAATACCAACGCGCACTGGAAGCGCAGGAACGCATCAAGAGGGCAATGTTCTCTATGATGAATCAGAAGGACGGTGGTAGCAATGGCTGATGTTGATATTACAAGCTTATCCGTAGAGATCTCTGCGGAATCGCAGGGTGCAGAGCTTAACATTGACAAGCTTGCTACCGCCATTTCTAATTTGCGGACGAAGGGCAGTGTTGGCAAGGTCTGTACAAGCCTTGATAAGCTGTCTAGTTCCATTTCCGCGCTAAAACAAGCGTCTGCCGGAATTTCCGGTCTGGATAAGGTCACAAACTTCCTGAATGGTATCTCTTCCGTCAACACAACCGCTGGCGTGAAAGGTGTTAACTCCGTTGTAAATGCCATCAAGAAGATTCCAAACGCGGTATCTGCTCTGAACGGCGTGGACTTCTACTCCATGTCCGGTAGCATCACGCAGTTGACGAATGCTCTTGCACCCCTGTCCATTTTGGACATTTCTGGTTTAAAATCGCTCGGTAGCGCATTCAAGGCGATTGGTACTGTGCCCGACCTGACCGACAAGCTGAAAGCGACTGACCTTGATTCTTTCGCGAGTTCTTGCCAGAAGATATCCGCCGCTCTTACTCCTCTTGCATCTCAGCTTGACAAGGTGGGCAACGCTTTTGCAAAGCTACCGCCGCAGTTGAGTAAGGTTGTGACACAGGCTAACCGTGTGACCGCTGCCAACGAACGGCAGAAAAAAAGCTACATGAGCCTTTCCGGCCAGTTGAATGGCTTCATGCGGTCTGCGGCAAAGCTTGTCTCGCTGAAAGCCATTGCCACCTATCTTGGCAACGCAGCGGAAAAATTTAACAGCTACTACGAAGCTGCAAACCTGTTCGGTGTGTCCATGAAGGGACTGACCGGCGAAGCAAGCGCGTTCATCAACAAGATGGAGACCCTGCTTGGCATCGACCCCACCGAAGCCATGAACAACATGGCAACGATTCAGGGTCTGACTACCTCGTTTGGCTTGGCAAGCGACAAGGCGTATGTGCTGTCGAAAAACCTGACGCAGCTTGGCTATGACCTCGCTTCTTTGAAGAATATCCCTGTTGCAGAATCCTTTACGAAGATTCAGGCGGCTATCTCCGGCGAACTTGAACCGATTCGCCGTCTGGGTGTCGATATTTCTAACGCACGGTTGCAGCAGGAACTGCTTAATCTTGGCTATTCGCAGAGCGTTTCTACCCTGTCTCAGGCTGATAAGGCTGTTCTGCGGTACATTGCCATCATGAAGCAGACCACCGATGCACAGGGAGACTTCGCCCGCACTTTGTCTAGCCCTGCGAACATGATTCGCATTTTGCAGGCACAGCTGAATAGTCTGGCTCGCGCCGTTGGTTCTTTGCTCTACCCTGCCCTGAAATCCATTCTCCCCCCGCTGATCGCTGCCGTTGAGCTAGTCAAAGAACTTGTGACCGGCATCGCATCGTTAATGGGCGTCAAGGTGGAGTTCCCGGATTTCAGCAGCGCAAGCGATGCTGTTGGTGGCGTCACGGATGCGATGGACAATACCACCAAAGCGACCGGCAAAGCTGCAAAGGCGTTCAAGAACTACATCATGGGCTTTGATGAACTGAACGTCATCCAGAAGGACAATGGTTCTTCCGGTGGCTCTGGCTCCGGTGCTGGCGCTGCTGGCAACCTCTTGGGCGATGTAGACTTGTCCGGCTACGATATGTTCAAGAACTACGTTGGTTCTTCCGTTGATGAAATTAAGGCGAAACTTGAAAAGTTGCTTCCGCTCATCTCTGGAATTGCAGCCGGTTTTGCAACATGGGCAATTAGCAATGCCGTTCTTACCGCTCTTGAGAAAATCAAAGGCGAAGGTTCTTTGATCGAAGCAGTCTTGAAGCTTTGGAAAAACCCGATAATGGCAGCTGCGGTTGCCGTTGGCATTATCGTCGCAAGGTTTGTAAGCCTTTATCAGAATAGCGAGAAATTCCGAAAAGGTCTTGAACGTGTAAGGGCGCTTGTCTACCTCGCAGCGGAAGGATTCAAACAGGGCTGGAACATATCGCTTACCGATGGGAAACTCGGACAATCCATCGAATACCTGAAAGAATCTCTTTCCAATCTTGGACAATCTATCCTGAATTTGCTCCCAGAAAGCTGGCAGGAAGGAATCACTTCCGCGTTTGATTCCATTTCAAAAGTTGTAAAGAAACTCGACCTTGACGTTTGGGATTTAGTTACAACGCTTGCTGGCATCGGACTTATCGTATCCGGTCATCCTGTTGCAGGTCTTGCTGTTATAGGATTTGAAGCTATTTCCGTAGCCGTTCGCGGGCTTGGAAGTGAAAATCAGAAAACTGCCTTTGGAATGGAAACCGACTGGTTCAATTCCTTCAAGTCTATTGGCGAAAGCGTTGCAAACTTTGCGGCTGCTGCCGTTACCGCGATTGGGAACATCATTAACGATATTGCAATCTTTGTTGGTTGGATTAAAAACGGAGTTTCCGAAACAGACCGCTTGGATTTGCAGATGAATGGCAACTTCATTGAAAACTTTGTGATGGGCATTGCCCAAACAATCCACAATATAGGCGTTTTTGTTGGTTGGATTACAAGTGGCGTTGATGAAGCTGACCGGTTGGCAATTGCAGCGAACGGAAATTTCGCAGAAAAGTTCATCCTTCTGATTGCTGACGTTATAAACGGAATCAAAGAAGCCGTGAAGTGGTTCGGAAACCTGATTGAAAAAATCTCGAAGTTCAATCCTGTTAGCGTTGGCAAAAACATCATAGACGGCATCGCAAAAGGCATCGTTGGCAAAAAGAGCGTTGCGGATGATGCTGTCAAGGCTGTAACGGACGGAATCAAAGAAAAAGCACAGACTGAACTTGGCATCCACTCCCCTTCCAAAGTTTTCAAGGGCTACGGCGGTTACATCGTAGAAGGTCTTGCCAACGGTATCTCCGCTGCCAAAGACCTTGCGGTGAAAGCTATCCAGTCCGTGTCTGACGCAGTAAAGACCATCGGCTCTCAGCTGGCAGATGAGAACTACGGTCTGGGCAATGGCTCTATCAGCCTTTCCGTTGACGCAAGCGGCAAGTCCATGATGGAAACCGCAAACGCGCTAAAACGCACGATGCGCACCACCAATGATAGTTTTGGTGGCTGGTTCAAGAAGATGAAAACCGACTTGGGCGACTTCACAGAGGGCATCAACGCTGTTACTAAGGCAGGCAAAGACATCTCCAACGGCTTCAAATCTTCTATTGATGCTCTTACCGCTGCATCGAAGTCTATCTTGAACACGCATGATGGTTTTGTGAGTGCGGTCTCTGATATCCGGTCTTTCGTAAAGAAGAGCGTTGCGGAGATTGAAAACGAGTACCAGTACAACGGCTTCTTTGGCGCTGCCGGTCTTGCCATTCAAAAAGCGTTTGAGGGCGTGTACCTTGTTTTTGACAAGGTTTCCACTGCTATCAAGAACGTGTCCGACACCATTGATAGCGTGAAGAATGTTATTACCACCTTTAATTCCCTGAAAACCAAAGTTGGTGAGGTCATCGACCAAGTTCCCGCCTTGAAACAGGCGTATGGTGGGCTAAAATCCTTCTTCAGCGATTTGTTTGACAAAGACAGTGGAATCGGGAAATTTTTCTCTGACAGTTGGGATTCCATTCTGAAAAGCACAAAGCGGTTCTTGAACCAGCTTGGAATTGACTTTTCTGACGCTTGGGAATCTCTCGGCATCAAAAAAGGCGTAAAGACCCTTACGGACTTTATCTTTAAAGCTTTCGACACAAATTGGGGAGACATCCTTAAATCTGGCTTGAATTTTCTGAAACAGTTTGGCTCTAACTTAGGCATCGGCTCTGGGAATGGCTCTGGTGGCAGTTCTGGTTCTGGTAGTGGTTCTAGCTCGGGTGGTGATGCTTTGAAGTGGGGTAAGACCTTGCTCAACGGAGGAATAGCAATATTCAAAGCGTTCACCGGTGACATTCCGGGTGCGATTCTTTCCGCTCTTGGTGCCGTTGGCAACGTTGCTGGCGATATTTTCGGATGGGTCGGAGATGCTGTTGGTGGGGTCGTTGATTGGGTTGGAGATGCCGTAGGTGGCGTGGTTGACTTCTTCAAAGGCATTTTCGGCTTTGCAAGTGGCGGCTTCCCCGATGCCGGTCAGCTGTTCATCGCCCGAGAAGCCGGCGCAGAGATGGTCGGCTCTATGGGTGGCCACACAGCAGTTGCCAACAATGACCAAATCGTTGATGGCATCCGCGAAGGCGTTGAAGCTGCAATGGAGCGTCAGAATCAGCTTCTGCGCCGTCAGAACGAGCTGTTGCAGGCTCTGCTTGAAAAGGAAGGAAGCGCAGAGGTCAACGTGTCCAGCTTCTATCAGGCAGTAAACAGAACGAACCAGCGCAACGGCAAAACAATTATCCCGGTAGGTACTTAAAGGAGGGGCATTTATGGAACTTGACCAGTACAATCCGATTCGGAGCGTGGATGGGCAGTATCTTAAATGCCCCTCTTCTTATCAGTGGCGGTTACAGGACATTTCAGCATCCGATGCCGGACGCACAGAGGATAACAAGATGGACAAGAAACGTCTTGGTCAGTGCGTCAAGCTGGAACTGGAATGGAAGTACACCACGATAAAAGAAGCCGCTGCTATCCTGAAAGCGTTCAACCCGGAATATATCAACGTTACCTATCTTGATGCAATGGCTGGCGATTGGAAAACCAGCGAATTCTACGTTGGTGACCGTGCTGTTCCGATGTATAATTCGCGGATGAATCGCTGGGAAGGGATATCTTTTAACATTATCGAAAGGGCTGCACACTGATGGTCAATTTATCGCAAGATATCATAAAATCCTTCAACGAGGGCAACAAACAGATTGCCCTTATTGAGGTTACTGCTGGCAGCAAGACGTTCACCATCACCGATGCAGATATCATTCAGGGCGGGTTGAAGATTGACCGGTACTGCGTGACCAACAGCAAAATTGAAGTAGGTTCTGCGGTTGCATCTGAACTGTCCTTGAAGCTGCGAAACTACGATGGCAAGTTCAACGATGTCTCTTTTGAGGGCGCTGTCCTGAACGTAAAAATCGGTATCAAACTGTCTAGCGTCCTTGAAGGCGCAACGCTTGGCAAGGGCATTCTTGGGCGCATGATTCTTGGTTCTGCATCTTCCGATCAGGACGTTGCGTATGTTCCCTGTGGCCTGTTCATCGTAGACACGCCGCCCAGAAAGCTAAGCACTATAAGCATCTCTGCATTGGACTACATGGTCTTGTTTGACCGTGAGGTCAACGCTTCCGCGCTCTCCTTCCCTATCCATGTTGACGCGCTTATTCAGAAAATCTGCTCCATCTGCAATGTCACGCTTGCAACGGACGTTTCGGTGCTGCCAAACCACTATTTCAGCATCGGCGGGCTGCCGGATACTAACCAGAAGTTGACCTACCGTCAGCTTTTGCAATGGTGTGCGCAGCTTACCGGCACTTGCGCGTTCATGGATGGCAGCGGAAGGCTTGTGCTGAAATGGTATGAGCAGACAGGCGTGACCATTACCGCAAGTGAGCGCTATGCCAGTGATATGTTGGAGAACGACATCACCATTACCGGCTTCACCTGCGACGATGGCAAGGGCAACACATACCTGTCTGGCACAGCAGATTACACGCTTGACCTAAGTGACTGCGGATTCCTGACCAACGCCTACGAAGGTGTTTTGAAGGAACTGCAAGCTGCACGCGGCGGGTTTGCCTACCGTCCATACAGCGCCACTATCAAGTCTGCACCGTATTTGTTTCCACTGGACATGATACGCTATAAGGACAAAGACGGCGTTGTACATGATACCATTGTCACCAACGTTACGCTTGCTTTGAATTGCAACACAGCGATTTCAGGCGCTGGCGAAACGGTCACAAGCTCTTCCTACGCGCAGTCTACAAGCGGCGTTACAAGCCAACAGGCGGCAACGGACAGGGCAAACCTCGAAAAGATAAATCAGACCGCCACGCAGACGAACCAGACCAAGAACGACTTTACGCAGTTCAGGATAGAGTACTCTTCTGACCTTAAAAAGACAAACACTGCCATCGAAGCCCGCGTCACGAAGGAAACGTACCAGACTGACATGGCTGGCGTTTCTGCGCGCATCGGCGCAGCCGAAACAAAGATTTCTCAGAACGCTGATGCTATCACTCTGCGTGCTACAAAAGAAGAGGTTTCAACCGCAAAGTCTGACGCAATTAACAGCGCCGCTGCGGACGCCACAAGCAAAGCAACCGCAGCCGAAAGCAATGCAAAGTCTTACGCGGACGCTCAACTGAAAGTTACCAACGAAAAGATTGAAACAAAGGTTTCCAAGGGCGATATCGCTTCCACGATAAACCAGACCGCACAATCTGTGCAAATCGAAGCGTCCAAAATCAACCTGAAGGGTGCAGTAACGACTGAGGACATTTCCGCTGATGGTCTGAACGCAAAGGTGATTCAAGCCGGAACGATTACCGCAACGGAAATCAAAGCGGATACGATTACAGCGGGAAATCTTGCTTCTGGTCAGGTCATGGTCAAAATTTGGGAGAACGCAAGCCAAGATTCTGCATTCCAGACGCAAAATATCATCTTAAAAGATAATGCATGGTCGCAAATTATGTTTGTTTTTAATGGAGCAAAATCGGAAAGCGTTAAAGTTGACGGTCAAACGTATAAAATTGGAATGCCAAACATCACTTATACAATTCCATGCCCTCATAGAAATGATGCTTCATCGGTTGAGGTATATTACAGCGCTTCTGCCGTTGCTCCAGCAAGTGGTTCTCCTACATTTGGCGCTTCATCGTTGCCTTTAATCGCAAGAAGGCTTTTTAGTGCTTGGAATGAATTAGAAAATGGCGAAAATCGAATATATTTTGTTTTTCAAGACGCAATGCTTTTATTCTTTAGTGGGGCATCTAGTACTCCATCTGATATTTCAAGCGGCAAAAAATATGGCAACCGTCTTGTTAATGAGTATATGATTCCAATTGCAGCTTATGGCATTAAATGAGGTGACGTTTTATGATTGCACTAAACATTGACAAAAAAACAAACCGTGTTCTTAGTGCTTCGCTTCTCTTTAACGGTGCGTCCATGCCGGGAAGCGTAGAGGTTGAAGCGCTACCGGATGGAAACCTTTACGATTATCTGTATGTTAACGGAGAGTTCGTCTACTCCCCGATTGAAAAACAAGGAGAGGAGGTAACTTATCAATGAGCTATCAAAAGCAGAACTTTGCAAACGGTGAAGTGCTTTCCGCTTCGCAGCTAAACCACATCGAGGACGGCATTGTGGACTTGGAAGGTAATTCAAGCACGGCGCTTGCTGGCAAAGCAGATAAAACAGAAGTACAAGCTATCGCAAAAAGCGTTTCTGATGAAACCACCCGCGCCAAAGGCGAGGAGCAGCGCTTGGACACCGCTATCACCGCCGAAACCACCCGCGCGGAACAGGCAGAGCAAGCGCTAGATACGCGCACCGTAGCCCTCGAATCCTGCGGATTTGTCGTTGTAGACGGCAAAGTCTGCATGAAATACCGCAAATCCTGAAAGGAGTAACACATGGCTGAAAACGAAATTAGCACGCAGGCACCTGCCACCGAGGTGGTGGAGCCTATCTATCTGGATCAGACCGCAAAAGACAACGGCAGAAAGCTTGACCAGATGACTGCCGCCCTGCTGGGTATGTCCAGCTCGCTGGGCGTGATCGCGCGGGCACAGACCGGCGTGGTGGAGGAGATGGACTATAACGGCATCAAGGCCGTGGTGGCTGCCGGTAACGCACCGGCGGTTTTTCCGGTCGGCACCCAGCTGGTGAACACCTACACCGCAAAGGACGGCAAAGTCTACGACTGCCCGTGGGACGTGGTAAAGACGGACGATATCGCCGAGGGTGAGACCGGCACCACCGCACCCGCAATGGTGCTGCAGATGCACTACGCATCTCTGGAGGATATCCAGTTTTCTGCATATCAGGCTTTCTATGTGGTGCAAGAATCCGGCCTTGCTGCTGGTATCTACAACGTCAAGATGGGGCTGGATTGGGGCACAAATGTCAAAAACGGCACCGTCTATCAGTTCACGCTGACCAAGAACGCCCCTGCAGGCGCACGTTTGACCGGCTTCTACAATGCACCGGATACCGCTCCCACCAACTGGAAGGTTTACGTCTACAAGGATCAGTATAAGTCCGAGCTGCTGGAGACCTGCAACGTCTCTGCTGGCGTCGATGGCATAAATCTTGGTTCCTTCCTTGCAAAGCCCAACGGCAAACTGAACGGCTTGCATTCGGTTGCCTACGGCGATAACCGGTGGTATAAGTCCGCATACCGCCAGTACCTCAACAGCGATGCACCCGCTGGTGCGTGGTGGCAGCCGCAAGATGAATGGGACATGAAGCCCGATCAGGCGGACACCGTGCCCGGCTTCCTTGCTGGCTTCTCGGATGACTTCAAGAACGCGCTGACCCGCGTGAAGGTCGTGACCTACGGCAACACCGTCACCGATGACGGCAGCGCTGTGGTGACCTATGACAAAATCTTCCTGCCCTCGCTGGAGGAGATCTACTGTTCTCCGCAGGTCAGTGGCGAGGGTACATACTGGCCGTACTGGAAGGAGCGCACCGGCGCAAAGACCCCGCAGGCTCTGTGGCAGACCTACCCGCTGCGTATCACCCGCGACCTGGCACAGCGTACCGTGGGCCGCGATGTGCGGCTGCGCTCTGCGTATCGTGGCAGCGGCCACAATGCCTTACACGTGAACTCCAGCGGCTACGTCTCCAACTGGGGCGCGTTCGGCGCGCATCGCTGCGCCCCGGCTTGCGAAATGACCAATCTTGTTAAATAATCACCGGGCAATCCCTTGCCCGGTGAGAAAGTGAGTGCTATCCCATGGCAATGCGCAAAGACCAGATACCGGACAATAAATTCACGCTGCCGCTTGACGCGCGTGAGCTGGCACTGTATACCAGACAGATCACCAAAAACGCGAAAGTGTTTGACCTCGAAATTGACGCAAGCCTTCCCGGTCAACTGCGCGCTACGGCAGACCGGATATTTTTTGATATCTTCGGAGCAAACGACCTCCGGCTGGACAAGCCGAACGAAAGAGAGGAGCGCTTTAAGCTTCAAAGGCACGCCGTCCGGCTGTGCACCGTCCTTTTGGCGGAGATAGACATGGCAAAAGCCAGCTACCACCTTTCTGGCAAACGGTGCTCTTTCTGGGGCAACACTGTGCGCGATATCCGGCAGCGTTGCCGGGACTGGCACGAGAGTGATGCAAAGCGTGCAAAAGCGCTTTGACATAAAAATGGCTGTAGGCTAATGGGCCGCAATGTGCGGCTGCGCTCTGCGTATCGTGGCGGCGGCGGCTATGCCTTCAGCGTGTACTCCAGCGGCAACGTCCACGCCTGGTACGCGATCGACGCGATTCGCTGCGCCCCGGATTGGACGGCAGCACGCCCACAAAAGCCCCTGCATAGCAGAGGCCGGGCAAAAACTGCCGTGCAAGGAGCCGAGTGCCATGTCTGTCCTCTGGCAGACGAACAATATCAGCCGGACGTGGCCACCCTGCGGGGTGTTGACCGCTATCACCCGGCAGATCCTTGCGAGGAGAGCTGAAAAAATCAGTGCAAGAAGAAGAAATAATAATCGGGTTCGATGCCCTGTATAATTCCGAGGGCAAGTGCGCCAAAGGCGTGTGCCGCAAGGCAAGCGTTGGACGGTTTCACCTGTTTCGGATGGACGAGATCCTGAAACTCCAAAAGGAGCTCGCGACAGGTACATACAAGGCACGGCCAACAATCAAAGTTAGAATCACCTATCCCAAGCCCCGCACAGCGGTTGCGAATGGCTTTCGGGATAGGGTATACCAGCGCTCTCTCAACGACAATGCTGTTTATCCAGCAATGACACGGAGCTTCATCCGGCAAAACGCGGCCTGTCAGACCGGCAAAGGTACCGACTGGGCGCGCAAGCAGGTCAAGCTCATGATGGAGCGCGAATACCGGCAGCACGGCGCTGATGGCTATGTGCTGTTGGTAGATATCCGGCACTATTACGACACGATGCCCCATGACGTGGCAAACCGCTGCTTTGAGCGGCATCTGCCGCCAAGTGTGCATAACCGCGTGCGTGAGGTGCTGGATCGTCAATATACCGGCGAGGCCGGTTATAATCCGGGCAGCCAGATGGTGCAGCTTGCCGGGATCTCGGTGCCCGACCCCATAGATCACTACATCAAGGAGCGCCTGCGGGCGAAAAAGTACGTCCGTTTTATGGATGATAGCCTCATCATCCACCACGACAAGGCACGGCTTGAGGAGTGGCGGGAGGCGATCCGCGCCCGGTACGCTGCCGATGGCATGGAGCTGCACCCGACCAAGACCAAGATCGTCAGGCTAAAGGATGGATTCCGTTTTCTAGGTTTCATCTACCGCTTGACCCCGGCGGGCAAGGTCGTTATGACCGTTGACCCGCAGAATGTCAAGGCCGAGCGCAAGCGCCTGTTTCGGCTTGCCCAGCTCATCAAGGCAGGAGAGAAACCGGCATCTGCCCTGTATGAGCAGTATGGATCATGGAAAGCCCATGCCGCTAAAGGCAACTCCAAAAAGCTGCTGCAGCGCATGGATCAATACGTTAAAACTCTGCTGGAGGGGATAACGACATGAAAATTGTTCGCAACACTGGCGGCATCAAGACCGCCGCCGAAAACGAGAACCGGGACGCGGATTTGGCACAGATCTCGTCTATGGTGGATTTCCTGTGCATTCTGGCCGATGTGCCCATTGAGGACGAGGCCGCAGACAAGGAGGGCATGAGCCATGAGTGATAAGCACAGCGCGATCTTTGGCAAAGCGAAAGACGAGTATGAGGCAGGCCTCTGGTCTAAGGCTATGCTGCGCATCCTTGTGCAGCGCAAGCCCCAGCGCCTGACCGCAGAAGAGTACGAAGAGATCACCGGCGAGAAATATTAAGGAGCAGAGTATGAGACCTATCATGGACGTTTCCAGATGGCAAGGGCGCATCGACTGGGACAAGGTCAAGGCAAGCGGTCTTGTCTCCGGTGTAATGCTGCGGGCGCTGGGCAACAGCGCGGAAGACGCGCCCAGCAAGCCGTATATCGACCCCACCTTTGAGCGCAATTACCGCGAGTGCCAGCGGCTGGGCATCCCCTGCGGCGTGTACTACTACTGCAAGGCGGTCAACGTGGCAGAGGCTGACGCAGAGCTTGCCCTGCTGCGCAAGGTGCTGACCGGCAAGACGGTGCAGCTGCCTGTTGCGGTGGACATTGAGGACAAGTATGTGCAAGCACCGCTCGACAAGCAGACCATGACGAACATTGCCGCTCATGCGCTGGGCACGGTGGAGCGCTGGGGCTTTTACGCCATGCTATACACCGGGCTGTACTTTGGCCGTGATAACATGTACATGACCGGCGCGGCGCTCAAGCCGTATGACGTGTGGCTTGCAGCATACCGCAGCAAGAAGCCTGAACCGGGCTGGCCGTTCGGCTTGTGGCAGTACACCAACAAGGGCAAGATTCCCGGTGTTGTGGACGCGATACCGGGCAAGATTTCCGGCGTGGACTTGTCTGTGCCCTACAAGGACTATGCCAAAATCATTGCGAAAAAGAAGCTGGACCGGCTCCGGGAGGGCGCATGAGCGAAAAAGAAGCTTTGCTGTGGGTGCTGGGCATCTTGGGCAGCCTGTGCGCCGCTGCCATCACGATCGACAAGGTGCTGGAAATCATCCATAAGTACATCAAAAAGGCACAGGCCCCCGACGATGCGCAGAACAAGCGCATTGACGCCATTGAAAAGCGACTGGCTGCGGTAGAAACTGTTTCCACGCAGCACGCCGCGGCCCTTAGACGCGACATGACACGATTTGACGGCCTCGATGAAGAAATGCGCCTTGTTCTCGTTGGCGTGCAGAACCTTTTGGATTCGCAACTGTCCGGCAATAACCGCGAAGGTATGCAAAAAAGCAAATCCGATATCAACAACTACCTGCTGAAAGGAGTAACAAATCATGGAAACACTGGTATCTAAGCTTTTGTCCGTCCTCCCCGCGTGGGCAGCACTGCTGCTCATGCTGGGCGGGTTCATCTTCTACGCCCTTGGATGTCTCCGTCTGGGCTACGGCGCAGCGGTCAGGACGCTGGTGCTTGACCTCATCGACCAAGCAGAGCGTGAGATTCAGGGCACCAAGCGCGGCGCAGAGCGCAAGGCGTGGTGCGTCAAGATGCTGCGCACCTATTTGGACAACAGCAAGTGGGGCAAGCTGGTCTCGTGGGCGATCACAGAGGAGACCATGAGCAAGGTGATTCAGTTTTTCTTTGACCGGGCAAGAGCAGCGCTGCAAAAGCAGTAAGGAGGACATCATGGCAAGCACTACATACGAGCATCCCGGTGATGTCACCGAGATGTACGCCGCACAAGAGCAATTTCGGCACGTCACGAAAATGGTCTGCGAACGTTTTCGTGACCTCACGAAAACATACCATTTTGCCGTCATTGGCAATATGGTGCGCAACGCCGGACAGCTGCCGCAGCCTTTCTGGCTCGGTGCTGCCTGTGGCGGCGGCTCGTGTGGTGCTGCCCGCTGCGCTGCAAGGACTTGACCGACAGCAAATGACCGCCGCCATCAAAAGCGCACCGCTTGGGAGGGTTGACCGAAAGATAGCTCTTTTACGGTACGTTGAGCGGCTACCGCTGCCGGACATTGCAGCGCAGACGCATTACAGTCGGACGGCAATAGGCTACCGGCTGAAAAGCATTGAAAAAATGCTGGATGTGTGATATACTATTTGTACCGTCCGAAGTAGAGTACACACACTTCGGAGAAATGTGTACAGAGAGCCAGCGGAAGAACGTTTACCCGCTGGCTTTTCTTTTTGCACGATTTGTGGTATAATAATCTCAACAAATCCACCCGGCCTCTCGAAGAAGCGCATTAGGGTGGATATCTGAACCCGCTAAGCCTCTCAACGATGCGTATCATGGCGGGTCTTTTAAGATGATACAGTCTCCCGCCCGCCTACTTACAGTGCGTACCATGCGGGAGACACTTTTATATGGTGATGCTTATGTGCAACACAAAAGAAGAACGAGTGGCAAGAATCGCAAAATACTACACAACCTTCCACCTTTTTGGAGATTGGTATCTTATTCGGTATTGGCCTAGACACTGCCACAGCTGGAAGCGATTTATTCCGCTGTATACTCCTACGCACATAAGCTGATAAGCAAAAAATCCCCTGCTTTGTCGAAGCCCTGCGTGCCACGCGGGGTACTTTGTAGGCAAAGTGTGGGATTTTTGTTTTATATGTAAAAATTAAGCGCTCATGCGGATTTTTCCGTGTGTGCGCTTTTCTTTTTTGTCCTTCGTTGTACCTTCGTTGTCCTTCACTTTTTGCCGATGCGGTACACTTGGAGCACAAGGAGGGATGTTTTATGAGCTATTATCCGGCACCCGGAGCGTCCTACGTTCCGCAGCAGCCTGTCAATCCTTACGGCGGCATGAGCACGGTAGGGCTTGCCACTCCCCTGCCAAACACGCAGATGCAGCATACACAACCGCAGCGTCCGCAGCCGATGAATGGGCAGCAGCCTGTTCAGCAGTCGGCACAGGATGGTGGCTGGTTGCTTGGCAGACCTGTGTCCAGCAGGGAAGAATTTTTGGCAATACCGTCAGACCTGTACGGTAGACCGACCTACTGCCCGGACTTGCGCAGTGGCGTGATCTATTGCAAGCGGCTCAACCCAGACACCTGTGAATCCTATGTGCAGGAGTTTTACAGCCCGGAAGCATGGCGGCAGATGCAGGCGCAGCAGGCACAGCAGACCGCTGCACCAACACAGCAGTATGTGCCTATTGAGCAGTACAACACCCTCGTCCACAGGCTGGATGAACTGGAAAAGTGGCAGAAGAACTTTTCTAAGCCCGCTGCCACCGCAAAGAAAGGAGAATAAGCGATGTCCTCTCCGTTTGATATGATTACTCACAGCCCTATCATGCAGCTTGCAAATCTGGCTCGTGCCGGGCAAAACCCGATGGGGCTTATCCAGCAGCTGGGCGGGCAGAGCGCCCCCATTATGCAGGGCTTGAACCTGATTCAGGGCAAAAACGAAGCGCAACTCAGGACGATGGCGCAGAACCTCGCCAAAGAGCGTGGCATCGACCTGAACCAGCTTGCAAGCGTATTGAATTTGACGCTTCCAAAATAACGGTGGTTTGCATGAAAGAATCAAAATCTGCTTTCCCTGAAAAAAATATTGAGAAAAACTCCGAAAAAATTATCTTTGACGAAAATGACAAATCGGGGCTGATGCTTCTCGCCATCATCTTTTGGCTTGCTCGAAATCCAAATGAAGATAATGCTGAATAACGCATTCCTCTAAGCGAAACGCTTCTCAGTTTTGCGGACTTGACAAAAACCGCATTTGTTTGGCTTCGCCTACCGCATACGGCGGTGGGATGGCATAACGCAAAACTGAAAGGAGTTTTGTTATGGACGATTTTGCAACTGGCTATCTGGCTGGGCAGGACGGCGGCAATAACAACGGCGGATTCTTCGGCAACGAAGGTCTGTGGGCGGTTATCATCCTCGCCATCATCTTCGGCTGGGGCAACTACGGCAACGGGCGCAACGGCAGCGACAACGGTATGGCGAACTACATCCCGTATCTTGTAGGCACCGGCGCAACCGGTCAGGGCGGCGCAGACACTCGTGCGGCTCTGTCTGATGGCTTCAACCAGCAGAATACCTCCCGCTCTCTGGCGGGAATCCAGAGCGGCATCTGCTCTCTGGGCTATGACCAGCTGGCACAGATGAACGGCGTCAACACCAACATCGCGAACGGCTTTGCAGGCGTGAACAGCGCCATCTGTCAGCTTGGCTACCAGAACGCACAGCTCGTGAACGGTCTGGAACGCAGCGTGTCCAACGGCGACAACGCCATCAGCCTTGCCATCATGCAGGAGGGCAACGCTCGGCAGGCTGGTCAGACCGCACTTGCCACGCAGCTTGCATCTTGCTGCTGCGAGAACAAGCAGCTCATCGGCGACCTGAAGTACACCATCGCAACGGAGGACTGCGCTACCCGTCAGGCTATCGCAGACAACGCCCGCGCCATCGTGGACAACTGCAACGCCAACTTCCGCAGCATGATGGACTACTTCACGCAGGACAAGATTGCCACTCTGACCGCTGAGAACCAGAACCTCAAGTTCGCCGCTTCTCAGGATCGTCAGAATGCGCTTCTGACCACCGTGATGTCCCAGCAGACTGATACCATCCTGAACCGGGTCAATCCTCGTCCGATTCCCGCTTATCAGGTGGCAAATCCCAACTTGGGCGTGAACTGCTGCGGCTGCTGCTAACCAACACACTCCCCGATAACACCGGGTGAACCATCGGGGCAGGGGTAAGACACCTCTGCCCCTGATTTTTTAGGAGGAAAACATTATGGCTTGCAAAACAAGCTGCCGTCTGTGCCCGCACCTGGTCATCTCGGATGCGGTGACGTTCGCCAATGACACGCTGACCATCAACATCCCTGCTGGCGCATACCAGAACGGAGAGAAGTATTGCATCGTAGTTGCCCAGAGCATCCCGGACACGACCACCATCAACGCTCCTGTGGTCATTACCATCGGTGCAGGAACGACCGCATACCCTCTGACCGACTGCAACTGCGCTCAGGCAACCGCTGAAAGCATCCACACTCGCACCCGCTACGCTACCCGCGTTGCAACGTCTGCCACTGGCACAGGCACGTTCAAGTATTTTGGCTGCTTCTGCCGTTCCCACGCTGGTGCGCCCGCGTCCATTTCTTAAGGAGGTATAGATTATGGGCAAGAACAATTTTCGCCGCATGATGATGCTCCGCGACCACGACAAAGACCGTGAGCCGGAGCGTGACCGCCTTGAGGAAGAGCGTGACCGCAGGGAGCGTGAGATGGAACGCCGTCTGCGCAAGCTGGAAGGCGGCAACGACCGCTATCCCTACTATCCGCAGGAGGAAAACCGCTACATCGACCCTTACCCTATCCCCCGCTACCCTGACGTAGAGTATGGGCGCAAGATGCCGCAAATCGGCTTCTCGCAGAACGGAGACTGGGACAAGCGGTCTGGACAGTACGAACGTGGCGGTGCGGACAGCCGCTCGATCAAGATGCCGCGCCAGCACCTCACCCACGACGAAGCAGAGGAATGGTGCGACAGCATGGTGAACGCTGACGGCACAAAGGGCTGTCACTGGACGCTGGAACAGACGCAGGACGTTGCGAAACAGCGCAATATCAACTGTGACCCGAACGATTTCTGGGCTGTCATGAACATGATGTACTCGGATTATTGTCAGGTCGCAAAACGCCAGTCCGTTGACACTCCGGGCTTCTACGCTGACATGGCAAAGGCGTTCCTTGAGGACGCGGATGCCGCAGATGGCAAGGCATATCTCTACTGGGATTGCATTGCTGATAAGTAAAGCGAAAACCCCTGTGTAGTCGTAATGACCGCACAGGGGTTTACTATTGAAAAAGCTAGGTGGGGCGACAATTCCCACATCTCCTAACGATGGGCGATATCTGCCTGTTCTATCCTCTAGCTTTTTTCGGAGTTATCCTAAGTCAATCTGGTCTTTCGATGCTGCAACGGACAGGTTGTAGATGTACTCCCCTGCCGTGAATCCGTGCTTGCGTGCTTCTCTCGTAACGAACGTCCGCTCGCTGTCGCTCATAAGAATTGTGATTCGCTTGCTACGTTTGCCGTCACCCTTCTGCCCCTGATGGGAAGTGTAAGGTTGAATCTCCATCGTGTGCTTTGCATCGTTGACAGACAGGTTGGTAAGAGCAATCATAATCTGCTGGTTTTGCTGAACGATGGCTTGTAGGACTTCCGTGTTCTTCATCAGCACTTGCAAGATTGCATCGTCCTGCGTGTCGGGCTTGTTCTCCTGCGGGGCAAGGCTGTAATAGCCATTCTTGCGGAGAGACGGAAGAACATCATCGAAAACCCAACTCTCGAACTTCTCTGCGCCGGGCAACTTGCTGTGGGTGATAAGACGGTAAACATCGCCCTCTGGGATGAAAGTTACTTCAATCATCTTATCTTTTGCTTGCGGGTGAGGTGTACTGCGTTTTACAGTATACCGACAATGGCGTTTTACTGCATCCGGTGCATTGGTATAGCCAAGTGCCTTTGCCACGTCAGAAGCACAGAAAAGAATTTTACCATCTTCTTCAATCGTGCGGAGCTGACCAAAGGTCTTGTTCTTAAAAACGTGAAGTGCGTTACATCTCTTGTTATCCATCATATCCCCCATATACAACTGTTTAGCATCTTCCATTCCGACCTCATACGCCTTGTAAGTGATTCAAGATAACGCTTCCGCAATCTCATAATCATCCTTGTTGAGCGGACGGCCGTTGCTATTTTGCTTGAAATTTTCGAGAATCTCTTCTTTCGTTGCTGGAATGTTCATTGGCTTTACCACAAAAATCTTGCTTGTAATGCAACTATGAAGATGATATAATGGATTTATCACCCATAATCGCATGGAGTGTAATTCCTTAAACTGCCGGTGACCGCCAAGTTACGAACAGTTTAGGGGATTTTTTATTTTTGATGTTCAAGCCATTGCTGGACAGCTTCACGAACGGCTTCTCCCTTAGAAATGCCGTTTTTTTCGCAATAATCCGAAAGCTGTTTGTCAGTATTCACGTCCAAACGGACGCTTGTGCGAACACTGTTCGGGTTTTCCAGCTTTGGTCTTCCCATTTTTGCACTCATGCGTTCACCTCCACTTTTGAGCGCACATTAAGTATACTATTTGTGTGCTTAAAAGTCAACACCTAATACCGGAAGATACAGGTTACAGGTATATCGTGTTTCACGACATACCTCAATCCTCCAAGAAATCCTCCAACTCAATCTTTCCCTCTGCCGCTGCAACCGCCAGAGCGTACACGAACTGTCCAATCGTCATCCCATGCCGTCTAGCTTCACGGTTGATGTACTTGCGCTCTTCCTCGCTCATAAGGATGGTAATGCGCTTTGAACGCTTGCCATCGCCGCTTGCAACGCCCTGATGTGATTCCGGCATCGGGATTTTTTTCCTTGTCAAGCCAGCTTCGGCAAGTGCGCCGGGAACATCGCCCTGTTCGATAAGACGTTGAACTTCCCTCGCCTGTTTCAGCTTCTTTGGCTTACTTTCGCTTACTACGGCATTGTTTGGCTGTGTTTCGCTGTCTTTAGCTTGCTTCGGCTTAATATTGCTTAACAGTGCTTCATTAGGCTGTACATGGCCGTCTGTGGCTTCACTGGACTTAATTGATGCTTGTTCGGCTTCGTTCGGCTTTGCTCGGCTTACTTCTTCTTCCTTTGGCTCACTTCGGCTTAATGTTTGTTCCGAAAAAATAGGCTGAAAATCAAACCCGCCAAGCAGACCCGTTGATTTTTTGCTGGTTGATTTCATTCCTCTTTCTCCTCCTTACCACCTATTCCCAGAAATTTAAGAATTTCTTCCGGGATTCCGCTTGCGGAATCGATTTTTTCTACAATTTCCATCAATTCATCTTTACTCAGCGGAATGGTTGCTATGTTTTCTTTGCAAGGCTCTTTCGGTACTTCCGTCCAGTATTCTACATCGAGCTTATGATAACCAGTTTGGGAGTCCAACCACTGATGCTCATTATCATGTATGTTATAAATACGTCTTGCTGTAAGATAAAACCCGTCTTTAGTATATACCAAAAAATCAGTCGTTTCCTTGTTCATACGGTACGAACTAGATTTCGGCGGGTCATACTTCGCACTATGCCATATCTTTTTACTCATTTTGCATCCCCCTCCACAATTTTTTTCGCCAACGCCTTGAAATCCTCTGCTCCCGTGCATTTTGCCGTATTTCCAATAAACAGACCGTGACGATCTGATTGCGCCTTTCTAATCCCCATTGACATTCGAATTTTTGTGTCAAGTACTTTGGTGCCCATAAGCTTTGCGGCTTCTGGTAGTGCTTCGATTGCTTCTTTCGAAAGGACTTCCCGACCCCCAAACTTATTCAGAAGTAACCCTTCGATTTTCAGGTTTTGGTTAAAATACCTCCTAACATCATTGATTGTCTGCGAAAGCTGACTTAAACCAGCCACAGCGTAGCGGTCAGGGGTCATCGGAACAATGACACTATTCGATGCGATCAGCGCATTTACAAGCATCAAACCAAGCTGCGGGGGAGTGTCCAGCACAATGTAATCATACTGCTCAGACACACTTTCAAGGGCTTCTCGCAGCCGGAAGTTCTTACCCATATCCCGCACAAGCTGCTCGTCAATGTCCTTCAATGCGTTGTCAGACGGCAGAATGTCACCAGCTTCACAGTGCTGGATTCCTTCTTCGACCGTTCCTTGCCGGGTCATCACATCAAACAGGGTGCATACGTCCTCTGTCTGTGCGCCGTAGGTGTCCGTTGCGTTGCACTGGGCATCGCAGTCCACCAGCAGAACTTTCTTGCCAAGCAACTGCAATGCACCAGCCAGACAGGTGCTTGTGGTGGTCTTTCCTGTGCCGCCCTTCTGGTTGGCGACAGCTATGATTTTTGCCATTTTATCACTCTTTCTTTTTAGTAGAACGGATATGCTGCTTTTATCTCGTCTCCGACCCACAACACAGGTGTGACGTGCCATGCAATTACAGTTCCTTTGATTTCATTACTATCGGAATCAAACCATTTGCCATTGATTGTATCGTACTCGCCGGTTATGAAACTTTTTTCTCCCGTTTTCTCATCTTCGATACGAAGTAAAAGCCCATGCGGCCATCCTTCTAGGCTTTTATCCGGCATAACGTCTTTAGTCATATACCACTTGTCTTTGTCAAAGTTTTTCGGAAACATTGGAACCATATTCTTTCTCCTTTCTGCATCATCTGCTCAATGTGCTACATCTGACTACTTTTGCAACGCTTCAATGGAATAGAACGCTGGCATATACCTGTCTACGATACCTGCCTTGTCCACGCTTCTAATCAGATAGCCAACAGGCCTGTCAGGGAACGGAGACCTGTCCAAAGACAAAATATCCTTATACGCAGCCTTTACCGTGTCGTAAACCGCTTCTCTGCGTTTTGGCAGCTTGATTTCAGGATGTTCTTTCTTCATCCACTTTTCAACCACCTTTGCCACGTCAATGCAGTCCTGCGTTTCCAGTTCGTCACACGCAGTCCAGTCAAAGTCCTCGTATCCGCTTCTGCGGGGCTTTCTGACAGCTTTTTGAGGTTTGCCCGGTACTTCGCTTGCCTGTGCTTCAATCAACGTCTCAGACGCTTTAATTTTGGGCTTAAACTTGACTGCCACAGCCTTTCGCGCTACAAGAACCGGTTCGTAGGTCACAACAATGTCAGACACAGCATTGATTTCGTCCACTGCAACATCAAGCACTCGCTTACGAAGGTTCTTATAAACATCATAGCTGACTTCCATTGCACCAAGCTGTTCTCTCAGTTTTTTCAAGCTGATTTCGTGAGGTTTGTTGTCCATATTCAGCCAGTCCCGAAGAATCGAGTAAAGCAAGATGCTGTACTGCGACTTCATTCGTGACGTGTAACGCAGACGATATCGAACATATCCGCTTTCGGCGATGTCAAAGAAGATAGAGCGCAGGTCAGGGTTGCAGGTGATTGCTACAACATAAGACCTTGTTTCGGGCACATAATCCAGTTTTGCCCTTGTAAACAAGACAAAGCTTTCAAACGTACCTTTCTCCTTGTCAATCGGAATCGACACCGTATTGCCAAGAAAGTGTTTGATCTGCGGCTCAATCCTTCGTGCGTCAAGGCTTTTCAGTCCAAGAAGCTCCCTGTATTCCGCCAAAGTGAACTCCACACGGCTGCTGCTTGGGTCTCTCGGATTTATTCTTGATAGGTAAACCTCCAACAACCGAAGTTCTCCTGCGGTGTAGTCCCTGAACTTCGCCCAAACAAGGGATTTGCTTTTCTCGACAAGGTTATTGTCTGATATTTTTGGCATCTGCTCACTTCCTTTAATGGTCTGAAAACAGTATATCACAAGTAGGGGGACGTGTCAACGCTTTTTGTCCCCCATGGCTTGTCTTTTTGTCCCTCATATCCTCGTCATTTTGTCCCCCATGACTTGTCAAAACGTCCCCCATGCTTTGTCATTTCGTCCCCCGTCTACCTATTATATATTAAACAAGAAATAAACAAGAGGTTAAATATCATCGTTAAATAGCCGATGACGATAATTTTCAACAAATTCTTTATTCTTCCATTCCAGTTTGTGGATAACTCAAGCCGTCACTTGCTAAATAAGACTGTACCGGTGGTGAAGCGGCCTTCCATTAGCCATGCCAAACGTGGACGGATTGTGGATAGGTGTACGAAATGTGGATGGAACGGTATACCCAATCTGCGCTATGGGGGACAGATTGACAAACCGACCAATCACAGGCAATAGATTGACGATAATTCGTTATTTATTCCGCACGAATATTGTCGATTTACAGCCTATGGGGGACGGATTGACAAGGTGAATTTGACCGATAGGTGTACAAAAAGTGGATGAACGCGGACAAAATATTCTTCAAAAACTGCGATAATTCGACAATCAACCAGTTATATTATTGGGATTCACGGTGTAGGAATCGTTGGACTTCATGGCAGCTTCTGTTCCGGCGTCCTGCGCCTGATAGAGAATCTCCATCTTTGGGGCGGTTCCGTTCGGGTCTGGGTCTGTTCCGGTGGCCTGTGCCATCTCATAGCTACCAGACACCATCCGGCAGACAGCGACCCTGTCCTTGAGCGGCGTATGGAGGTTTGCCAGAATCTCCGTCAACACGCCGATGTGGTCTGAGCCGTGATCTCCGTACCTGATGTACAGCAAAGCTTCTATCTCATAGGA